GCGCGGGTCGCGCGCGGCCAGTGCGTCGGCGTAATCATTCCTCTCCATTAAGCAATCTCCTTGCGTAGTCTTCGCCGAAAGCCTCACGCAACAGCGCATCGGCCTGTTTTTCTTCCCGATCAATGGGCCATCCCTCGCTTGCGCGAGGCCATTCGTCGGCCTGCTCGCGCAGGCGTGCGGCTTGAAACAGCGTCATGCCCGCACCAGACGGGTCACGGCCACGACGTGGCCGGCGTCGTTGCGGATGGCGGTGGCGCCCGTGTCGGGCGCGTAACACTCGGCCCGGCCGGGCACGGCGCCGAGCACCATGGCCGACACCAGACACGGCACGCCTTCCGCCGGCAGGCCGACGGGCGTGGTCAGCCGGCGGTAGACCGACGGGATGCCGTCGACCGGCGCAGCGGCCGTCTCGACGGTTTCGATGCGGGCCAGCTGGCCCGACGGATGGAACGTGACTTCGCTGCCGTCAGGCAGGCGGACGGTAATGGCGTGGGGAGTGAGGTTGAGCATTGTCTTTCTCCTTACTTGATCAAACGGGCGCGGTGAGCCGAGGCCTGCACGGCAATGCCGCGCGTCGTGTCGAAAATTTCGTTGCCGTAATCGTCCATGCCAATGGACACCGCCGTGACCAGCAAGCCACGGTCAACGGCCACGACCCAACCGCCGGCCTTGCGCAGAGCGGCGCCGGCCTTGGCACGCTGGACAGAGTAGCCGTAGCTGTACTTCTTGGCCTTGCCTTGGAGGTCGGAGCCGCTCCAGCGCTGGCGGCCGATGATGGTGTCCGCAGCGTAGTGGGCGCGGGGGTTGAGCGCCGCGATGGCTTTGTTGACGACGGCGCGAAGGGCGGGGGTCTTAATCATCTGAGGTCTCCTGCGGTTGGGTAAATCCGGTTGCTGAAGTGAATTTTAAGCCGCTATTTTTAGCGGTGTCAATAAGGGCTAGATCCGGCCGCACTGGGAATCAATCCAGCGGCCGTAATCCATGTCGTCCATGTCCTCAATCTGGTCAAGCCAGCGGCGGGCCAGCGCCGCAATTTCGGGCGCGGTGTCGCCATACCACCCATCGCCGAACTGGGCGTCGTATTTGATTGCCACCAGCACGTTCTGCGCTTGATACAGGGGGGCGTTGACAATCAACGCCAGCAAACCGGATTCGGTGAGCGGGCCATAAAACTCTGAATGCTTCATGCGGGTCTCCTTGTCTAGTTTTGGCCGGCTCTCGCCGGCCTCGTCGTTGTTTTTTACTTGCGCGGGCAGGGCCACTTGCGGGCGCTTTCGGGCAGATCGCCCATGTCGATATAAGCCCCGACGAAAAACTCCCAGACCTCAGATTTAATCGGAGGCGGGCATTCGTCGGCAATCTGCGCCTCGCGAAAGTCTGAGTAATAGCCAAGAAACTCGTGGCGGATTTGGTCTTTGGTTTTCATGCTGATTGGTCTCCTTATTCGCCGTAGATGCACCACAGCTCGCTTCCGTCCAGAAAGCGAATGCGGAACTCCACGCCGTAGCCATCGAGCTTCAGCGCCGCGAGCTGACGAGCCTTGGTGCGCTTGGATTTTTTGTCAGCTTCGTAAGACACAAGATACTGGCCGCGCGTGTAAACCTCGGCCTTGATTTCTTTAAGCGTCATCATGTTGGTCTCCTTTTCAGCGGTCGGGGAAGTCCGGGTTATTTGATGATTTCGATGTACTTGTCGGCCAGCGCACGCACGGCGGTGACGCGGTCGCGGGCGGCGCCGCTAATCCAGCCGTTGATGCATTCAACGGTCGTGGCCCGGAAGCGGCGGGCCACGCGCTGCCGGAAGATGGCGCGATCCTCGGCGTCGGTCAGGTCGAGGCCGGCGGCGGTGGTGTCTAAGAAGTTGAGATTCATGTTGGTCTCCTTTTCAGCGGTCGGGAAAGTCCGGTTGCTGTCTGGATTTAATCTTAAGCTCTTAAAATAAGGGTCGTCAATAGGCAAGTGAAATTATTTTTATTCGGCCATCAACGTCAATCGGTGTCACCGAATGACGGTGACTTGCGCGGGCAAGAAAACTAGGGTCGCCCGTTGACGGCGCTGCGAATCCAGTATCAAACTCAGCAGGCAACGACAAAAAAGGGGTTCATCAGATGGCAGACCTGACAAAAATTTTCGGCGGGCCTTGGTCACCGCCGCCGGAGCCGATGCGGCCAGATCCGCCGGAAATTCAGCTGAGATATGCGATTTCCGAGGCCGGCCTTGAGCCGCCAGACAACATCCTGATCGACGGCAAAATTCACCGTTTCCGGTCTGGCTCAAAGGGCAGCGGGCGCGGCGCCGGGGACAAGACCGGCTGGTACATTGTTTTCCCTGATGGCGTTCCTGCGGGCCGATTTGGCTGTTGGCGGGCAGGGGTTGAGGTCACGTTCCGGGCCGACATCGGGCGCCCGCTGAACGCCGCCGAGGAAATGGCGCATGCTCGGCGGATGGCCGAGGCCAAGGCGGTGCGGGATGAGGAGCAGGCCAAGCTGCGAGCCACTGCCGCTGAGACGGTCGAGAAAATCTGGTCGTCCGCTGGCCCTGCGAGTGCGGAGCACGAGTACCTCAAGCGCAAGGGCATCCAGCCGCACGGCGCCCGAATAACCGGCGACGGCCGCCTGATGGTGCCCCTCTGCGGGATCGACGGGGCCATCAGCTCGCTTCAGTACATTGATGCCGAGGGCGGCAAGCTTTATCACCCCGGCGGCCAGACCGGCGGAAAGATGTGGCTTGTGGGCTCACCAGATGAGCCCGGCGTCCTGTATGTGGCCGAGGGCTTCGCCACTGCGGCGACGATTCACGAGGTCTCCGGTCGGCCGTGTGTCGTGGCCTACAGCGCCAGCAATCTGGTGCCAGTGGTCGGGGCGCTCCGCGACATGCACGGGCCGGCCCAGCAGATTGTCATCGTCGCCGACAACGACGAGTCCGGGGTCGGGCAGCGGTACGCGGAGCAGGCTTCAGCAAAGTACGGCGCCCGCATGATCCTGCCCCCCATCAGGGGCGACGCCAATGACTTCGCGCAGTCAGGCCACGACCTCGCACTGCTGCTGGCGCCACCAGCGGCGCACGACTGGCTTATCCCCGCCGACGAGTTCAGCGCCCAGCCAGCGCCCATAACGTGGCTCGTTAAGCGCTGGGTGCAGGCGCAGGCGCTAATCATGGTTCACGGCCCCAGTGGCGGGGGCAAGACCTTTGTGGTGCTGGACTGGGCCTTGCGTCTGGCCAGTCATCTGCCCGACTGGGCGCAGCACGCCGTGCGCGACGGGGCAGTGGTCTATCTGGCCGGCGAGGGCCATCATGGGTTGAGGGCTCGCGTGGCTGCTTGGAAGCATCACCACGGCGTTACGGCGCTCAAGATGTGGCTCAGCCGTGACGGGTGCGACCTCAACACGCCGGAGGGTTACGCCCGAGTCGTTGACCACATCCGGCTGTTGGCGGAGCGGCCGACGCTGATTGTGATCGACACGCTACACCGATTCCTCTGCGGAGACGAAAACTCGGCGCAGGACACCAAGTCCATGCTCGACGCCTGCAACGCGCTCATGGCCGAGTTCAAGTGCAGCGTGCTGCTGGTGCATCACACTGGCGTGGCTGAGGAGGCCCAGCACCGCGCCAGAGGCTCCAGTGCGTGGCGAGGGGCGCTCGACATCGAGGTCTCCATCGTGCCCGGCAAGGACGGCGAGCCGCTGCAAATCATCCAGCGCAAGGCCAAGGACGCCGAGCTGGCTGAGCCGGTCTACGGCCGGCTGGAGTCGGTCGAGATTCCGGGCTGGCAGGATGAGGACGGCGAGCCGGTGAGCAGCGCAGTGCTGGTCGTTGACCCGAGCGCCAAGCCTTCGGCGCCGGCCGGGAAGAAGGACAGCAAGCTCACGCAGCACCGGAAATTCTGGGAGAACGCATGGTGGGGGGCGGGCGCCGAGGAGAACGCCGGCCAGCCGTATGTGCGCCGGGAGGCGATGATTGTCTATCTGGTCGAGCAGAAGGGGCTGAGCGAGGCCTCGGCACGGCAGATGGTCAAGCCCAGCGCCACCGGGAAGTTCATCGCCGACCTGCTGGAGGCGGGCCTCATCGAGGCGCGGGACGAGGGCTGGGTGATGGCCGATGCGGTCGTCGCCAGTGCGCTGATGCTGCGCAAATCTGGTGGTAACGTAACGTAATTTTCGGGTAACCGTTACGTTTAGTTACCGGGTAACGGAACGTAACGTCTCGTAACTGGAGGGTAACGGTTACCGGGGGCAAAAGTAGCGCCGAACGTAACGTAACGTAACTCCCTCCCTATAGGGAGTTACGTCAGTTACCGGCGTTACCGGGTCGGCCAGTACGTTACGGGGAGGGCAGAATGGTCTTGATGACGCGCAGGGGGATGGCAGAGCTGGTGAGCATCCTGCGGGAGTACCGCAGGGGCTTCCGACAGATGACGTTGGCGATGGTGGCCGCTCAGGCCGCGCTCGCGGCCGATAGTTTCGACCGGCAGGGGGATGGATGGGTTATCCTATGGCCGCATGAGACCAAGAGCGGTGAGTGCGAATGCCATTGGCTTGCGCCGGAATGTTTTAGATTTAGCGTTAAAAATTGCGGTTGAATTAATCGCAAACAAATAGAGGAGGCGCTTAAGTAGCGCTGAGAAGACATGCCAAAGGGTGTTAGACAGGGCGGCCGGAAACCGGGCACGCCTAACAAAAATACGGCGGCGCTGAAGGACATGATTTTAACGGCGCTCTCGGAGGCCGGCGGCGTGGCGTACCTCGCGCAGCAGGCGGTCGAGAACCCGGGGCCGTTCATGGCGCTGGTCGGCAAGGTGTTGCCGCTACAGGTCAAGCAGGAGTCAACGACGACTGTCGAGGCGGTGGTCTCGCTCGGCAACCTCAGCGACGCTGAACTCCGGCAGATGCAGGCGATGCTTGGCAAGGCCGGGCTCGCTGAGCGGCCGGCGATTGAGGGCGTCTCTCGGGTCGTCCAGTGACGCTGCTGACCGCAGCAGCGCTCAAGGCGGCGGTAGACGCCGAGCTAGTCAAGCGCTCGGCCAGTGCGAGCCTGTACGAGTTTGTGCGGCAGGCTTGGCATGTCGTCGAGCCGGGCATCCCGTTCGTCGCGAGCTGGCATATCGAGCAAATTTGCGAGCATCTGGAGGCGGTCAGTGCCGGCGACATCCGGCGGCTGCTGATCAACATCCCGCCTCGACACTCAAAATCGACCATCGTCAGCGTGATGTGGCCTATGTGGGAGTGGCTTTCGACGCCGGAGCAGAAATTCCTGTGCGCGAGCTACAGCGGCACGCTGTCCATCAGGGACAACCTCAAAGCGCGGCGGCTGGTGCAGTCGCCGTGGTTCCAGTCGCGCTGGGGCCATCTGTTCGCGCTGGCCGGCGACCAGAACGCGAAGCAGAGGTTTGAGAACGACAAGACGGGCTACCGCATCGCGACCAGTGTCGGCGGAACGGCGACCGGCGAGGGCGGCAGCCGGCTGATCCTCGACGACCCGCACTCGGCTCAGGAGGCCCAGTCCGACACTCTGCGCGAATCGACGCTGGAGTGGTTCGACATGGTGTGGTCAACCCGGCTGAACAACCCGAAAACCGATTCAATGGTGGTCGTCATGCAGCGGTTGCACGAGCAGGACGTTAGCGGCCACATCCTTGAGCGCGGCGGATGGGAGCACATCTGCATCCCAGCCGAGTATGACGGTGTGCGGCGCACGACCTCGCTAGGAGCCTACGATCCGCGCAAGACGGTTGGGGAACTCATCTGCCCTGACCGATTCGGCGAGGCCGAAATCGCGGCGCTCAAGCAGGCTCTGGGCACTTACGGCACGGCGGGGCAGCTTCAGCAAGACCCGACCCCTGCTGATGGCGGCATCCTCAAAACCAAGCACCTTCAGCTCTGGCCCGCCGACGAGGGGCTGCCTCAGTTTGAATACATCCTCCAAAGCTATGACTGCGCGTTTACGGAAAGGTCAACTGGAGACCCGACAGCCTGCACAGTCTGGGGAATTTTCACGCACAGGGGCGAGCGGCAGGTGATGCTGCTCGATGCTTGGGACGAGTACCTCAGCTACCCGGAGCTGAGGCAGAGGGCAATTGACGAGTGGTCAAGCGAGTACGGCGGCGGCGGCAAGACCAAGGACAACCCATACGCCCGGCCGCGCCGGCCTGACAGGGTGCTGGTCGAGGCCAAGGCCAGCGGCCAAAGCCTGCTGCAAGACCTGCGGCTCGCCAAAGTCCCGGCGGTTGGCTACAACCCCGGAAACGCCGACAAGATCAGCCGAGCGCATCAGGCGTCGCCTACGCTGGAACTGGGGCTGGTCTGGATTCCCGAATCTTCAAAAACGCCCGACCACCCGGCGACATGGGCGCAGGCGTTCGTCAAGCAGCTCGCGAAATTTCCGGTTGCTGAGCACGACGATTATGTGGACACTTTCACGCAGGCCATCATTTTCCTGCGCGATGAGGGCTGGTTTGAGCTACCAGTCGCGCGGGAGCGCGACGACCCGCGCGAGCACAAGAAAGCGAGGACAAATCCATATGCCGCCTAAAACCCCAGCGTGGACGCGCAAGGAGGGCAAGAACCCGAAGGGCGGTCTAAACGCCAAAGGCAGAGCCTCAGCCAAAGCGGAGGGGATGAACCTCAAGCCGCCGGCACCGCACCCGAAGACCGAAAAGGACGCCGCGCGGCGCAAGTCGTTTTGTGCCCGCATGGGCGGCATGCCCGGCCCGATGAGGGACGAGAAGGGCAAGCCGACGCGCAAGGCCTTGTCTCTGCGGGCTTGGAACTGCTGACATGCCGTCGCGGATCAAAAGCATCGCTGAGCTGGTTGAGAAGTACCTCGACCCGGCGACGACCAAGATCGAGGACTGGCAGTGGCGCCCGCTGACCGATGTGCATCGGGATACCGGCTACATCGATGAGGTGCCGGCCTACATACAAGACAATTTCGGCCAGTTCATGCTTGACCAGACCGACCGGGCGCGGCGCGGGGAGCTGGGGCCGAGAGACTTGCTCAAGGGTTATGGCATTGTCTCAAGCTCGATCATGCGAAACGCCAGAGATCCTGAGTCACTGGTCAAGTCTGGGCTCAAAATCTACGACGCAGAACCCGGGCAAATCCGGCCGGAGGGCGCGTTCGCCAACTGGCTGATGAGCCCGCTGGGCCAGAGGTATCTAGACCTCGGCTCAACTGGTGTTGCCGACCTTGAGGCCATCGAGGACATCCGGCGCGGATTCCGGCCGTTTGGTCGTCAGAATGAGCTTGCAGAATCGCTCAGGTACGCAGCCGAGGAGCTAGCGCCGCGAGGGGCTGAGCTTAACGACTTGGTGCTTGGCTCCGCTGACGACTGGCGTCGGTTTACTGAGGGCGTCGATGGCGTCTCGGCGGGCAAGTCTGGATTCTTAGCCAGCATGTTTGGGCGTGGCGACATCCCGACGTTCGACACTCGACAGGTCGTCTTGCAAACCGGATTGCCGAGCAAGCTGATTGGCAAGTACATGAGTCGGTCGATTGATGGGCGGCCCATCGGCGGCTACGAGGCGGTTGACCGTCAGGCGGCTCGGCAGGCGGCGCTTGAGCTGGGGCTAGACCCAGCGCTGTTAGAAAAGTACCAGCACCTCGCTCACCACGCCATTTGGGACAGAGTTGGAAACGAACGGACGACCCACAACGACCTCATCCGCATCCTGCGGCCGGGCATGGCCAAGGGCGGCCTCGTCTCCCTGATGGAGCGAGCGCTTAAGCTTGCGCAAGAGCGAGCAGCGTTACCAGTCGAGCAGCATGGGCTTGGGCTGCATCCTCTCAACACCCCTGCGGAGAGGGCCGAGGCGATGGGATTCACGGTGCCGGCGTATCACGGCAGCAGCAGCCCAGACATCAAAAGGTTTCGGCTCAACACCGATGACGAGGCCGGAGTGCTAGATCGGTATCGGCAGGCTGTTGCCGACAACAAACCTTACGGCTACATGAATTTTCGCGACGGGAGCTTTTTCAGCCCTCGGCCAGACTACGCCGAGCACTATGCAGTAGGCGACAGAGCGACGATGTACCCAGTGCTGCTCAAGGCTGACAACCCGGTGCGAGTAGGCTCAGGATTTGAGCCCTTGAGGCTCAGGCGCACGCCTGACTCGATGGAGGTCTACAACGATGGCTCGCTCGATGAAATTGCAGTGATGGATCCAGACAACATCCGCTCCCGCTTTGCGGTGTTCGACCCTTGGCGCATGAACTCAGGAATCGCCGCAGCACTGGGTCTAGCCGCACCAGACCTACTGGCAGACGACAGTGAGCGGTAAAGGAGGCCTTGCGGCCCTGATGGAAAAGGCGCTGAAGCTCGCGCAGGAACGGGCTGCACTGCCGATTGAACGACATGGCCTTGGGCTGCGCCCCGACAACACTCCTGCGGAGCGTGCGGCAGCGATGGGCGCGATTGACTATCTGCACGGCACTGACCGACTAGACAGGTTCCTGTCTAGCCGACTGCCAGATCCAAAACGCGCAACCTCTGGCCCGATGCCATTCGGCACCGACTCGCCGGAGCTGGCTTCGAGATACGCTGAAGGCAAGGCGGACACCTCTCTGCGCCTCAATGACGAGGGCAACATAGCCAACTACTTCCAAGTGATGCCGAGGTCAATGGGCCTGCGGGGCAAGACTCCGATCAACGTCGAGCAGGCTTGGCACTTTCTGCGGCCAGAGAAAAAGGCGGAAATCCTAGACAAGGCGCCGCGCATTGGCTACGCAAATCCAGCGGAGGCCGAGGGCGCATGGACGCTGCATCCTACCGTCGAAGGGGCGCCGTCATCTAAAGAACACTGGGACTACATGTTGAAACGCGAGGCGAAGGGGAACCCGCTGTCCGCGCTTCGGGCAATTTTTGCCGAAAGCGGAACGCTCGACCCATACGCACCGACTGAGTTGTCAGACATTTACAAGTTGGCGGGATTCCCCTATGAAATCACGCAAACCAACGCCCCTTGGGCGTCGGCCAAGGGCGTGTTCACCGGGAAGGCCATGATCAGCAACCCGCTCAATACATCTGACTTGGCAGCTCTTCAAGACACGGTGGTGCCGTTCCTCAAGGAGCAATTCAAGAACGACCGCACGCGACTCAAGCTCGGCGTAGACCCTTGGGACAAACGCGCTCACTTTACGCCGCGAGACTGGGTAAACCAGCTTGAGGCTGACCTGTCAGAGGGCAAGAACTCGTTTGTTTGGACATCGATACCAGACAAGGTTACCGCTCAGCTTGAGAAGCTGGGCTACAACGGAATCCTTGACACCGGAGGCAAGATGGGTGGCGCAGCGCATCAGGTAGTCATCCCATTTCGCCCAGACCAAGTGCGCTCAAAATTCGCAGCCTTCGACCCGTGGCGAAAAGACGCTGCCACCGCAGCGGCTCTAGGGCTGGCGGCGCCTGACCTGTTGGCCGCCGAGCCAGAGGAGTACGCGAGGGGAGGCCTTGTGGGGCTGGCGGACAAATACCTGCCTCGCATGATGTCCATTTTCAGCGGCGGCGGCACGGCCGAGCACGCGCTTGAGGGCATGGTCAGGAGGGCCGGCGCGGTCGAAATCAACCCAGAAATTGCGCAGCATTATGAGAGAGTTCATGGCGGCCCTGTGGCCAACGCTGATGTGCGAGACATCGACTTCCGGCCGATGGCAGGCGAGGTGGACTACCTTCACGCCAGTCCAAGCTGCACCAATTACAGCAGCGCTGGGTGCCGCGTCGAGAGCCCCATAGACCTCATGACGGCTGACGCGACGGCTCGCGCCATCAGGGACATCCGGCCGCCGCTGTTCACGCTGGAGAACGTGCCGGCCTACCAAGGTCGGCAGGCGTTCCGCAAGATTGCGGATGAACTGAACGAGCAGGGCTACAACTGGGACATCGTTCGCCACAACGCAGCCGACCTTGGCGCTCCCAGCATCCGCAATCGCATGATGGTACGCGCAATGCTCGGCGGCGAACTTCCGCCGGCCCAGCAGTACTTCCCCAAGCCCGGCGACTGGTTCCCGGCCATCGAGGATCAGATTGACCTCATGCGGCCCTCCGAATTGGCGCCGTGGCAGCTCAAGCGACTCGCTGAGCGAGGCATCGACCCGGCCAACCCCAAGCTGCCGCTACTGGTCGGCGGCGGCACAGGATTCAAGGGAGAAATCCCACTGGCTTTCGCCGGAAGACCCGGCATCACGGTGCTGGCAAGCCCAGTTCAAGTTGACCGAGTCGTGCTGCCGGGCGGCGATGTGCGAGCGCTGAACGGCCGCTCCTACGCTCGGTTGCTGGGGCTGTCGGACAGCTATCCGCTCCCTGATGATCATAGCCTCGCAAAGCGAATTGTCGGCAACGGCATGGCCCCAGCCATGACCCGCGAGGTCGTCGGCCCGCTCATCAGCGAAGGCCTGCGCAGCATCCTCAAAAAATACGAGTAAGGCGGAATGGACGAAGACTACGAATACATTTATCCGCCCGAGGGATACTTCCCGCAGGCGCCTGAGCCCGACCCCGGCCTGCTGGAGCTGGCCAACAGATACCGAAAGCAGCTAGCCGCTGAAGCCCTCACGGGAATGGCCCGCTCGATTAGCGAGGGGCCAGTAAAGAACGCCAAAGATTTCGGCATGGGCTTCTTGCGGAGCGGCGCCGACTGGGCCGGCGGCCCAGCAGACATCCTGTCGATGCTGCCGCTGTCGCCGCCCGAGGGCGGCAACCCCTACGCTCGCTCAATCCGCAATCTGCTCGGGGCTGACGCTGAGAGGCCTTACATGGGCAGCGACTACCTCGCTGACCGAGCTGGGCTACAGGGAGAAGGGCTGGCCTATGAGACCGGGCGCATGGCCGGCGGATTCGGCGGCCTTGCGCTGCTGAAGAGACTGCTGAGCCAAGCGCCCGGCGCAACTAGGCTGATGATGAGACTTCGGCCGTCGAATTGATTTTGAGCGTCCACAGCTCCCAATACGCCGGGTGCATCCGGCGGTTCCCGGCCTCCCATTCCTGCCAAGCTCGCCAGCCGCAGTAGATCAGCGCTGCGGCGGCGGCCTGTGTAAGGCCCGCCCGCTGCCGGGCGGCCTTGACCTCATCAGGACTTGGGCTCTTCATCGTCTTTCACTCGCCACGCAAACCCCTGCGCCCAGTCAGGCAGCGCCATCACGGCGGCGATTATCTGCGGCATGGTGCCGCGCCAGATAGCACCGATGACCATCGGCTCAACCTCAACAAGGCCGGCGTCAACGCAGGCCTTGCGGATCGGGGCATAGTAGTGATTGCCGATTTCAGTGTCCGGCATGTCATCGGTCGGCCGCTCAACTGACTCCATCATCTGGTCAATCTTCGCCGTGTTTTCGCTCCCGAACGGGAGCGTGAAAAGAAACTCCAACTGCTCTTCGCTGCTCATTTCTGAATCCTCATTTCTTGCCTCTGGGCGTTGACAGGATGGTCAAGCGCGTAGCCGAGCCCGACGTAAAGGGCGGAAACAACTAGCGCCATTGCAATGACGGCGATGGCGGTCTCTCTCCGCTCAATCGCCTTCCTGCGCCGCGCACGCAATTCTCGCTCATGGTCATACATCAGGCGTGCTCCATCTTTTTGCGCATGTAGTCTGCGGTAGCCGAAACGTCAGCCGCCAAAAGCTTGATGCTCTGCTTGGTGTGCGCGCTGCGGCGAGCGCGCGGGCTCATCGGTTTGAACCAGCAAAGCTCGGCGAGATTCAATCGGCCCTCCTCATCAGTCGCCAGCGTCGGCAGGATGTTGTGGGTTCCCCGAGCGCCGAGGTGGTAGTAGAGAAAAAGCACCGCTTCTTTGCGGTCAACGAATAGCTGGTGGTTCATTTTTTGTCTCCCGTGTTGCTTGAAAAACGGGGCCGTTGCCGGCCCCTGTTGTTTACTTGATAAGCCGGGTCGGCCACTGGTGGAACAGCGTGCCGAGGCCGGAGCAGTTGAGGATGCGCTGCGTCTTCCACCGCTGCACGGTGCCATCGGCCAGCGTCACGGTCAGCACGCTGTAGCTCCACAGGCCGGCGCTGTCGCCCATCAGCTCAGCCGCGACGACGGCGCCGACCTTCTTTTCCAGCTTGGCGGCGTAGGCCTCAAAGCTGGCGCCGGCCTCGGCCTTGACCTGACCGCGCACCTTCTCGATGCGGGCCTCGTCAATCGCGACCATGTTTGGCTCGTCAATTCGACGGCCGCAGGTCAGCGGCCGGGTGATGCTGCTGAAGAAACCGCAGACGGCCCGCATGCGCAGGTATTCACCCCGCGCCATGTTGCCGTCAGGCCGGGGGGCGGCAACGTCTAAATCCCAGCCGGCGGCTTCCAGCTTGGAAGCGGCCTTGGCGACCATCAGATCGTACTGGGCGTTGGCGTCAGCGATGGCTTCGTCGCGGAGCGGGGCGATGGCGGTGGCAATAGGTGAGTTAGTCATGACTGGTTACCTGTTGTTGCTGAGGTTTGAATTGTACGCACGCAATGCGTGCTACGCAAGCATTTCTTTCGGGCGCTTGAGCGATGGGCTAAACTTTCAAAAACCCTTGATTTTTTTTGCGGGAGACCTGCGGTGGATAGAAGGAAATTTAGAAAATTTCTGACCGAGATTGCGCAGCATTTGCCGTTGCAGAGGGGCAACCCCGCCTACGACCAGAGCTTTACAACAAACAAGGCAAATTTCCCCATTGATTACTATTCGCACATCAGCGAGCCGACCGTCCCTAGCGTAGACATCCCCAGAATCATCGAGCCGTATGAGCTGAAGGGGTCGGTTTTGACGCCGCTGTATGGAGACCAAACGGACGCTGGTCGCAGGCTCAAGTCGATTTTGATTGGAGACCTGCAATTTGATTTAGATCGACCAGTCGAGCTAATGGGAGGCCCGCGATTTGGCCTGTATCAGCGCTACAACGAAGACCCGAACGCTATATGGGCTTCAGACAAGGGCGCTGTCAGTAGATATGTAAGTGGCTGGAAAAAACTCGCTGAAAAGCATGGCGGCGCTGATATTTTGCCTGTTTTCACGGGGCAGGGGCGACAGGCTCAGCAGTCAAACACTATGTTTTCAGACGTTCTGGCTCAGATGCTTAACAGCTCGCCGCTGAATCGGGCAGCGACAAAGCTGTTTGATGAGGGCGCTAGAAAAATCATTCCAAATTTTGTGGGGATGAGGTCAGAAAAACTTGCCGACCAGTTGCGTGACCTGTCTTTCGACAAGCGCGGCGAGTTTATAAAAAATTTTGTGGCTTCTAGACCAATTCAGCAAAGCGGATTCCCTGACATAGTTGCGATTGGAAACGCCCTCAATGATCCGGGCGTTCATCCTGATGCCAGAATGGCCGGCTATGTCATCGGCAGGGCAAATCTAGATGACCTAGTCAACAGGTCGCCGCTGTATCCTCACCCTTCCTACCCCAACAACCTCCACGGCGAGGTGCTTGGCGGATTCCGAGAACAAATTCCCGCAAGATTGCTTTGGCGTCCAGACTACGAAGCCAGAATGCCGGAAATGGAGCCTAGATATTTGATGTCTGCCGGGCCAAGCATGGGCCGATACATGAACGACGAGGCCATCGACGAAATCAGCCAGTACATCGAGGACGCCGCAGCTCTTCGCAGGCTGGGCGGCTACGCCGAGGGCGGGCTTTCAACTCCCGAAGAGCGATCCAGACGAGCCGAAGAGCAGATGGGCAATGATGCTGGCATCACCCCTGATGGTTATGCCAGCAGCCTGCCGCCGACGCTTAGCATGCAGTTTGGCGACCTCGTCAGCCCCTACCTCGACGCCGCCTATGACCTTTTCCCAAGGGAAAATCCGCGAGGCAAATGGCTGCGCGACATGATCATGGGCGAGGCGCCAGAGGCCGCCCGACGCATGGCCGAAGGCGAGCCGAATGTGCTGGTCAACACCCGCTCAAGCAACCCGCTCGATTGGAAAATAAATTCTGAAGCGCTCGACATGGCAGGGGCATTGCCGCTGGCCACGGCGGCTGGCGCACTGGGCAAGGTTGCCGGCGCGGTCAAGGCCTCCGCACCGCTGCTCGGCGGGCTTGGCGTCATCAAGCAGAAGGGCGGGAACTGGGTGAGTACCAATCTAGCCAACTTGCCAGACGACAACGGATTGCACGGAGCTAAAGTAGCTGTCAACCGAATGACTCCGGCAAGCCAAGTTGCTGGGCAAATTAGACCTGTGTCTGATGATGTGCGGAATGCTTTGAGGGCGCAAATAAACGCTTTGGATGAGCAAGCGCTTCTGTCGTTTGAGGACTGGGGTCAATTAGATAAAAAATTCTTTTTTACGCCAGACTTTTATCAGCTACAGCCTTCTCCGATGGATTACATAAATACAATAAAAGACTTTAAGCAAAGATTTGGCAGCGTCAATAATTCATCCCTCGATGGCGGCACAGGCTCGTGGGATGACACGTTTGATAGGTTTTTAGAAGTCCACGGGCCAGCACTTGAGCAAGACCAAGCGTTGAACGACTGGGCTAAAAAGCAGCTCGCTCGATACCTTCAGAACGACTTGGCAACGCCGGGAGATCCGGTCAGGGCACTTGCTGAAAAACGAACCGAGCAGTTTGCAAAGCAGCGTGATGCTGCTTACAAGGAAGCAGATAAGTACGCCGAGCATGCTGATAAATTGCGCGCTGAAGGCCCAAGGCCGGGAATGCCTCGCGGAACTTGGGAGACTGCAATTCAAAATGCAGAAACAAGAGCCCAGCAAATTATCGAAGACGCCATGCTGGACTACGAAAAAAACGTCAAAGAAGGAACCTTGCACTTCAAGACAAACTTAAGTGATTTGCCGGGTGGTGCATATTTTGCGTTCAACGAAGAAACCGCAAACATGGGAAGAAGAGCCGCAGGAATGCCCGAGGAGACAACCGGAACTTCTCCGGTTGCTAGGCTTTGGGATGTTTTGGCTGACGGCTCATTATCCCCCCAGACGATTGGGGGCATAAGAAAAAGAACTAACAAAGAGGGATGGGAAGGGCTGGCTGGACAGCCTAATGCTTGGTCTTTTGATCCTTCCTCTTTCGACCCCGAGTCTTTTTATCAACTTAAATTTAACCCTGTGGTCTCCTCCCCAGAACATGGGATGGCCATGAACAATCTCATAATTTCTGACAATCCTTGGACGAACAACTTAAGCCCAGAAACTCCGATGTACGGCTTTGACAGCACAGTTGATTTGAAACTAGGTGAACTAATTCACCAACTGTCAAACCTCCTTCCGCACAAATGGGAAAAGGGGGAAATGAAAAGACTTGGGTTGCCGGATAGCTTTATGCTTAAGCCGGAAAACCTCAAAAACATGAGCGTTGATTCGGCAATTGCCAGAGTTGCAGACGCAAGCCTTGCCTATGAAAAAGCAAAGATTGAGAGGGCCGCAAATAATCCGGTAATTCAAAAAATTAAGGATTATCCAGAGAGCGATCTGTCTTGGGTTCAGTTGGGCATTCCGAGGCAAACAGACCCTGTCTCCATTGACGCAGGCTTATCGGGGGTTGAGCAATTAGATGCTATGAGTGACGCCAGAAAAGCACATATAGCAAAATACAAGCCGGATCTTGAAGAAGCCTTAAAGCAAGAAGGCGCTCAGATGAGTCATTGCGTCGGCGGTTATTGTGAACCTGTGTCAAAAGGGAATACTCAAATTTTTTCGCTCAGAGACAAGAAAGGCGTTCCCCACACCACGATTGAGGTTCGGCCGCCAAGCGGCAGCGACTGGGATTCTTTCTGGAACAGTCTTCCTCCCAAGCGCAGAGACGAGATTTTTGGCCCTGACTCTCCGCTTCAGAGCCTCTCGCGTTTCGTCGCGAATGATCAAGAAATCTACAACGAGGCAGTGAAGCATTTTGTTTTGCCAAACCCGCCGAGGCCTGCAATTAGACAGATAAAGGGCAAATCCAACGGAGCGCCAGCGGGAAAATACAAGCCAATGGTTCAAGATTTTCTGCGCTCACAAGGCCCGTGGAGTCACATTGATGACGGGCACAACACCGGCCTTGAGCGCTATGAGCTTGACGAGCTTATTGAAGATAACGTCTACCAACCCAACGAGCTTACCGACGAATTTGAAGTCAACGAGTTTGACATCAACGAGGGCGACGACGTTCTGCCAGACTTTGATCTAGACGACGAAGAAAATTTTGCCAAGGGCGGGGCGGTCAATGCAGACCGCAATCGGCTGAACTCAATCATCGGTGCGTTCCTGTCGGACAATCCGGGCCAGTACGCCGAGGCCGGCGAGCCGGAGCGGGCAATGCGCGAGCTGCGACAGGATGAGCGGCGCCGACTGCGCGGCAGAGTTGATGTCGGGTTTGGCACCAACTCGATGAAGGCGCCCGGATACTCGCGCAGCGGATTTGGCGGTGGCGGCTCAGGGTCTCTCCAGATTCCGGCTGGCTCGGCCACGCTAGAACTAGGCGCCAGCGGGGGCGGTGGTCGCATGACCGCGCAAGGCGCGGGCTGGCGGCAGTCAGGGGGCGGCGCAAGCCTTGGCCGAGCCTACGGTGAGCTTGGCGGCCTTCCCGGGCTTGCCGGCCGCTATGGCGTATCCTATGAGAACCAGCCCCTGTCTCTGTACAGGGGAATGCTTGGCCTTGATGCGCAGGCCTACTCCCCGGACGGCAGCGAGCCGCCGAGGGGGTGGGAACGAGCCGGGATGGTTCCTGACGAGAAAATCATGCTGACATACAAGCGAGACTTTTAATGGCCGAGCAAATTGACATCGATGACGAGGACGACCAGACCCTTGCCGGCGAGGTGATGGACTTCAGCGAGGATTTGTCTGAAGTTGAGGACATGCCTGACGGCGGCGCAATGATTCGTCTAAGCAACGATGAGGACGAAAGGACTCAGCTTGACCACTTCGCCAACATCGTTGACGAGGTAGACCAAGAAATTCTTGCGGACTGCGTCAACGACTTGCTCGACAAAATAGAGCGAGACAAGGAGGCTCGCGAAAAGCGGGACAAGCAGTATGAGGAAGGCCTGCGGCGCACTGGCCTTGGCGACGACGCGCCCGGCGGCGCCCAATTTGCCGGCGCCAACAAAGTAGTGCATCCGATGCTGATCGAGGCCTGCGTTGATTTCAGCGCTCGCACGATGAAAGAAATTTTCCCGCCCGGCGGCCCGGTCAAGTCGAAAATCATTGGCGAGCAGGACGAGGAAAAAGTCGAAAAGGCTGACCGCAAGGCCGAATTTATGAACTGGCAGACGACCGAGCAGATGCCAGAGTTTCGTAGCGAACTGGAGCAGCTCTCGACCCAGTTGCCGCTGGGCGGCGGCCAGTACCTCAAGCTGATGTGGAGCCCGCGCCATCGGCGCCCAGTTTCTGAGTTTGTCCCGATTGACGATATTTACCTGCCGTTCGCGGCGACGAACTTTTACTCGGCCGAGCGCAAGACGCACGTTCAGTATGTAACGGCGATGGAGTACAACCGGCGCGTCAAGTCCGGCATGTACCTTGATGCGGACGTAGGCTCGGCCTCGCAAATCGAGTACAGCAGCGCTTCTGTCGCCAATGACAAGATCGAGGGCCGGAAGGATTTCGCTTACAACGAAGACGGTTTGCGCACGATTTATGAAGTCTACACGCACCTCGACTTTGGCAATGGCGTTGAGCCTTACATTCTCAGCATTGACAAGTCGAGCGGGATTGCGCTTTCGTTGTACCGAAATTGGGAGGCCAACGACGAACTCAAGCAGGAGCTTGACTGGATTGTTGAGTTTCCTTTTGTGCCGTGGCGCGGCGCGTACCCAATAGGTCTCACGCACATGATTGGAGGCCTCTCAGGGGCCGCCACGGGCGCTTTGCGTGCGCTGCTGGACTCTGCCCACATCCAGAACGTGCCAACGCTCTTGAAGCTCAAGGGCGGCCCTAACGGGCAGACCATCAATGTTCAGCCGACCGAGGTCGTTGAGCTTGAGGGCGGAGCGCTGGTTGACGACGTTCGCAAGATCGCAATGCCGCTGCCGTTCAACGGCCCGAGCCCAGTGCTGTTTCAGTTGCTCGGGTTTCTGGTTGATGCTGGCAAAAGCGTTGTGCAGACCAGTTTTGAAAAGCTGGCTGATCAGAACCCCAACCAGCCGGTTGGCACCACGATGGCGCTCATTGAGCAGGGCATGGTGGTCTTTAGCAGCATTCACTCGCGCCTCCACGCCTCGATGGCGCGGTGTCTGAAAATCCTGCATCGGATCAACTCAGCCTATCTGACGCATGATGACATCAAGAATCAGTCGGCCGGGCTAAAGATTGACCCGTCTGACTTCGACGGCCCGATGGATGTTGTGCCCGTCAGCAATCCCTCGATTTTTAGCGACGCCCAGCGATTTGCGCAGACCCAGTCCGTCATGCAGCGGGCGCAGTTGCTGCCGCAAATTTATGACGTTCGCAAAGTCGAAGAAATGTTTTTGCGCAACCTCAAGATTCCAGAATCTGAGGTGCTGCTTCCGGCCCCCGGTCAGGAAGACAAAGACCCGGCCAGCGAGAATGTCGAGGCGACGCTGGGCCAGCCGATTTTTGTGCTGCCAAAGCAAAATCATTTGCAGCACATCATGGCGCACATGGCATTTTTGAAATCCAACCTGTTTGGCGCCAACCCCGCCATCGTGAAAAGCTATCTGTTTCCGATTTCGATTCACCTGCGCGACCACTTGCTCAACTACTATTTGAGCGAGTCGCACAGCGCCATTCTGAACGCGCGGCGGCAGGGGATGATCACCGGGAAAGACGAGGCTCAGAACACTCAGCTAATCATGCAGGTTCAGCAGTTCATTGAGCAGCAGTTGACTGGTTTTGCCGAGGAGCTTGCGCAAATTACGCAGCAGGCTCAGCAGTACGCTCCGCAGCCGCCTATGCCGCCAGACAGCTCGATTCAAGTTGCTCAAATCAACGCGCAGGTTCAGCAGGCCGCGCTTCAGCAGCGCTCGCAGTCTGACCAAGCGAAATTGCAGCAGCAGTCTCAGCTTGAGCAGGCCAAGCTTCAACAGCAGGTGCAACTTGAGCAGTTCAAGCTTGAGCAGCAGCGCCAACTTGAGCAGTTCAAGCTTCAGCAGGCGTCGCAACTCAAGATGGCTGAGCTTTCCGGCCGACAGCAGGAAAAGGCTGCGGAAATGCAGTCTGAAGCGATTCGGGCGCAGATTGACCAAGTCTCAAAGGCTCATGAAATAGATGCTCGTCAGCAGATGAACACCGAGGACAACGAAACCGCGCTCACGATTGCAGCGGCCAAAATGGCCGGCGACAGTTTTGTGGTGAGCGAAGACGCAAACTTTGATCCCAACCCGTAGGAGAAATCATATGAAGGATAAACCCGTCGCCAGCAAAGTTGACTTGAACAACGCTGCGGTCAAACAGAATCATCGTCGCGCCGCCGGTCTGCCCGTGACCGGGAAGACGCTTCCGCCGAAACCGAAAGCGCTTTCCGAGAAGAAGTGCTGCGCGTGATCGAATCAAAGCTGCTGAATCGTCTCAAGGAAGCGCAGCAAGTATTTGCTGCCAACGCCTTGCGGCGACCAGTAACTCGCGATGCCTTTGAGTACGGGTATCGGGCCGGTGTCGTGGAAGGCTACGAGCTGGCCATCAATGTGCTCCTTGAAATCTTGAATGAGGAAAAAAATGACGACCGCGATTTCTAAAGAGAACGCACTGGCAAGCGCTTTTCCCGCTGTAGAAGCCGGGATTCAGCCGTTTGGGAGCCGTGTTCTGGTGCAAATCCGCACGCCGAAAAAGAAGACCGATGGCGGGATCATCATCGCTCTTGACACGCAGGACACCGAAAAGTGGAACACGCAGGTGGCGAAGGTCATCAGTGTTGGGCCACTGGCGTTCCGCAATCGAAACACGATGGATTCTTGGCCAGAGGGTGAGTGGTGTCAGCCCGGCGACTACGTTCGCGTTGCCAAATACGGCGGCGACCGCTGGGAAGTGCCAACGGAAAACGGCGAAAACGCGCTGTTTGTGATCTTCAACGACCTCGACATCATCGGACGGGTCACCACCGACCCGCTCAAGATTCGGGCCTTCATCTGACAGGAGATGAACGATGGCTGATATTTTGAACGACGAAGACGACGACGAAATCCCGAGCGGTGACAAACCCAACGAAGAAATCGTCATCGTTGAGGATGAGACCGAAGAGGACTCGGGCACTGATGACCGCATTGCCCAGAACAACGACGAGCGCGAATCAATTCGCGAACGGCGCCGGCAGGAAAAAGCGGAGCGAAAGGAGCGCCGAGAGAAAGCGATTTCGCGCGACAAGCTGGAGCTTGATTTTCTCCGCAAGCGGAATGATGACCTTGAGCGCCGAGTGTCGGCGCAGGAGCATCGGACGTATCAGGGAGACTTGAGGAACCTAGACAGCCACATCGCAGCCGCCGCCAATGAGGCGCAGATGGCCGAGCGTGTGATCGCCAAGGCGGTTGAGTCTGGCAATGGCGAGGATGTTACGCAGGCTATGCGTTACCGCGACCAAGCGATTGTCAAATACCAGCAGTTGACCGCCCTCAAGAATCAAGAGGCTCAGCGTGCCGCCATGCCGGCGCAACCGCAGATTGACGACCTGACGATGCACCACGCTACGGAGTTCCTCAAGCAAAACGCTTGGTATGACCCGCAGGGGCGCGATGAGGACTCAGCCATTCTGCTGGCGATTGACAGCGCCATTGTGAAGGAAGGCTACAACCCGCAGACCGAGGAATACTGGGACGAACTGCGCGCACGCGCGGCGAAGCGTCTCCCTGAGCGATTCAAGGGGCAGCAGAAGGCTCGTGAGCCTCGCGGCGGCCCCGCTGTAGGGTCTGGCCGCGAACACGCTCCGGCGACGACCAGAAAAGAGGTCTACATCAGCCCTGAGCGGAAACAGGCCTTGATTGAGGCCGGCGTGTGGGACGATCCGGTGCTGCGAATGAAGTACGTCAAGCGGTACGCCCAGTACGACCGAGACAATCGGTCATGATGGGCTTGAAATCTTTTCTGAACACCTCAGAATCCAACGCAATCGCTGAAAGGAGCGAGAAATGACCGACGAACGACTAAAGAAATCCGCTGGTGAGGGTCGCGAAAGCCGTGCGATGGAAGATCGCGCTGTCTCTGAAAATCGCGAAATCTCTGACGATGAGCGGGTTGAAATGTTCCGTCAGCAGTTTTTTCAGTCCTCTCTGCCTGACCTCCCCAACATTCCCGGCTGGCACGCTTGCTGGCTGACGACTTCCAACCCCCGCGATTCCATCCAGTCGAGAATTCGACTGGGCTATGAGCCTATCAAGCCCGAAGACGTTCCGGGCTGGGAATATGCCACGCTGAAAACCGGCGACTGGCAAGGCTTCATCGGGGTCAACGAAATGCTGGCCTTCAAGCTGCCAATGTCGCTCTACCAAAAATTCATGCAGGAGGCGCATCACAATGCACCAATGGATGAAGAGGAAAAGTTGACCGACATGACGGATTTTCTTGAGAAACAGGCTAGCGCGTCAAAGTCGAAAATCTCTGTTGGTGATGGTCTGGCCGAGCTTGGGCAAACTCGGAAAGGCTCTTTTGAGTTTTCCTGACGTAATTTTTCTACCACTTTTCTAGGAGACAAATATGTCCGCTACCAGCGCACCGTTTGGCTTCCGGCCGAGCTTCCACAACAGTGGTCAGATGCGGCCGAAGTCCTACGTCATCGCCAGTGGTTACGCCCAGAACATTTTTTCCGGTGATCCGGTGAAATTGACTGATGCCGGCGTGATTCAGCTCGCGACTTCTGACGGCACTCGCACCGGCACCGTTGACGGTATTGCGATGCTTGGCATTTTTGCCGGCGTTGAATTTACCGACGCCCTCGGCAAGCCGACCGTTTCCAACTACTGGCCGACCGGCACTGCCGCGACGAACATTCGCGCGTATGTGTACGACGACCCGGAAACTCTGTTTGACGTTCAGTTCACCAATCCCTCTGCCGGCACCACTGTGCAGGCCTCGGTTGGTGAAGAGGCTGACTGGATTCCGACCGCGCCGGGTGGGAGCACTTCCACTGGTCTTTCGGCGACTCAGTTGACTGCGGAAGTGGGCACCTCTGGTCAGTTCCAGATCGTCGCTTTTGCGTATGGCGTCGCTGACGCCCTCACCGACGCCTACGTTGTGGCTACTGTTCGCATCAACGAACACCACTACAAGGCTGCCGTCAATCAGGTCTAAGGAGACAGTAAATGGCTACCCCAATGCGTAGTACTGATTTCCGCTCAATTGTCGAGCCGATCCTCAATGAGACCTTTGACGGTGTCTATGAGCAGCGAGCCGACGAGTGGAAGCAGGTTTTTGACGAGCGGAAGGGCACTCCGCGTTCGTATCATGAAGAGCCCGTCCTGTACGGCTTCGGCGCTGCGCCGGAACTGCCTGACGGTCAGCCGGTAACCTACCAGTCGGGCGGCGTGCTGTTCATTCAGCGCTACCTGTACAAGGTTTATGGTCTGGCGTTCGCCCTGACCAAGGTGCTGGTTGAAGACGGTGACCACATCCGCATCGGTCAGACCTACGCCAAGCATCTGGCGCAGTCGCTGATTGAGACGAAGGAAACTCTGTGCGCCAACCATCTGAATCGCAGCTTTAACGCTGCGTATCCGGGCGGTGACGGCAAGCCGCTGATTGCTACTGACCATCCTCTGGTCAGCGGCACCTTCTCTAACCAGCTTTCGACCGCCGCCGCGCTGTCGCAGACCTCGCTGGAGCAGATGCTGATTCAGATCCGCAACGCTGTTGACAACAACGGCAAGCGCATCCGGCTGACGCCCAAGCAGATTGTGATTGGGTCAAGCGGCGTGTTTCAGGCTGAAGTGTTGCTGAAGAGCGTGCTGCGTGCTGGTACGGCCAACAACGACATCAACCCTGTCAACTCGATGGGGATGCTGAAGAACGGTCAGGCCAACCTCTCTCGTGTCACCTCGACCACCGCATGGTGGGTTCAAACTGACGCGCCCGAGGGCATGAAGCTGCTGATGCGTCGCTCGCTGGACAAGAGCATGGAAGGCGATTTCGAGACTGACTCGATGCGCTACAAGGCTCTGGAGCGTTATGTGACCGGCTGGACTGATCCGCGAGCCATGTACGGCACGCCGGGCATCTAAGTCAAAAACCCCTCGCAAGCTTTTCTTGCGAGGGGCAATCAGGAGAACAGCAATGGCACAAACGACTTGGTCTGGCCCTCTCGCTTCTGGCGATAAGGAGGCCGGTTCTATCGGCGGTGCGAACATCGGTCTTGTTCAGCTTGGCCAGAGCGTTGCGATTTCTCGCGACGCAACTCTGGTTCAGAGCGGGACGATTGTTTTGCCCGCTGGCGCTCAGATCGTGGAAATCTACACTGATGTCACGACGCCCTATGACAGCGCTACGTCAGCAACGCTGACGATTGGCACTGCCGCTGGCGGAACTCAGTATGTGACCTCGGTCAACGCGAAAACCGGCGGCCGAAACACGACGACGCACACGGCTGCGCAGGTTACCGCGATGCTCAACATTGGCACTAACACCAATCTGGTGGCCACTGTCACGAGCGTTGGGCAGCCGACTGTTGGCGCAGTCACGGTAACGGTTCAGTACCTCCAGAAACCGTAAGCTGCGGGGGCGAAAGCCCCCAAAGCTTTTTGAGGATCAGCAGCGATGACGGCAACTCCTGATTATTATTTCAACCACGGGCAAAAGCTCGTGGCCACAGACAACAACGACGGCACTAAAATCCCGCACGTCGTAACCGAGAACATTACGAGTAAATTTCGCGAGGCGTTTGAAACTTACACGCCGGGCGCGAACTGGGACGAAATAAAAGCGGCTGGCGATCTGGTGTATGTGGACGGCAATGCTGCTGCGGCATCGTATTTGGTTATAAGCAAGTCGCCTCTAAACGCAGGCACTGAGACATCTATCACCTGCCAGAATCAGGCTGGCATGCCGATTGAAGTTGCGCTCGGCATGTCTATGTCGCAACGAACACTGGGCCAAGAGTTCGCTTCTGAGCTTGTGGATTCTGAAGCGCCGCTTGCAGATGTTCCCGACTTGGCGATTTCAAGCATTACGCAGGCCACTACGACTTTGACCGTAGATACCGTTCTTCCGCACGGCCTAAGCGTTGGCAAGTCGATTGGTATCGCGGGCTGCTCTAACCCCATTGCAAATTATCCTGCCTTGGTTGTAGCCACGATTCCATCTCCTACCCAATTCACCTGTCTCGCCGGCCCGGGCGGCGCGATTCCTAGCCAGACGATCACTAATCCTGTCGGCGCAAAAGGGTATGTGTTTTTTCGCGAACGGCTTGGCCGGGCTGAAGACGGCACATCGTTAATTTTCGAGCAACCAACAGCAACGCAGGCAAGCATTTATACGCGATCTGAAGCTGGTGATGCGTACCCCTCAGGATCAGTTGCAGGCAACCACTCTCTTAATGTCGGCACCTCTGCTTCTGTTCAGTTGGCGACAGCTTCTTACACCTACGCTTTCGCCCCGACCACCGAGTACAAGCTGACTCAGCAGGCTGACCGGCTTCAGTGGTCTGACGTTGCCATTGACGCGCTTTCCGGCACAAGCAATCGCCTGACTCGCACGAGCGTGATTCCCTCGCCTAGCAAGGCTTACAAGCTGCGCTTTCGAGCGGTCAACAACGACTCCCTGACTGTTCCCAATGCGCAGATCATTTCTGCTACCAAGACGGGCACGACGACTGCCACCATTGTGACAGATCGAGCGCACGGCTTATCTACCACTGATGTGGTGGTGATTTATGGCATTCGCGACCAAGCGGCGGCATCGTTTCCCAACCTTTTGACCGCTACGGCAGTTGCGTCAATTGTCAGCTCGACCTCTTTTACCATCGTGATCGGCACGGCCAGCACGGTCACGAGCTACGGCGGATATGTCGCACGAGTCAATGGCGGCAACCTGATGTCGGCGCTAGGCGCTGTAGCGCAGGTTGTTCAGTCGGCAGTGCTGTCCACTTTGGTGGACGGCACGCGACAGCTAGTGCTGACCGGCTCTGCTAACTGGGCAGCTCCGGCCCTCATTCAGGGTGATGTGTTAGAGCTTGTTGGCTGTCGCAATGCTGTGGACGGCGCCACGCTAGGGATTGACGGCGCATGGAAGATTGCCAACGTAGGCACAACGATTCTTACTCTGGTTTTACCGTATACGGGAAGTCAGACGCTTCCAGCGGATTTTACGTCTGTTAACTGCGGCGGTGCGCTTATCAGGCGAACTGAACTCCGCCTCAGTTACGTTCGCATTTTTGATTATGAGCGCGAGCGCGTTGAGCTGTTGACTCGGCCGACGACCGATGTGCAAGGCTCGGTGCCTGTGCAGGTCACAGGTGGCAGCGTTGTCATTGGATCAGGCACGGTAACGACAGTCACGACGGTCGGCACGGTCACGACAGTTGGCGCGGTCACGGCTGCGAACCTTGCGATTCCGGGCACGATTGCTGATGTGGCTTCAGCGGCACTGACCACCACGACCACGACCGCAGCGATCACGCCGACATTTGGCATTGCCTACGAGGTCAACATCCCGGTGACGGCGGTGACCGGCACGACTCCGACGCTCGACGTTTCGATTGAAGAATCGGACGACAGCGGGACGAACTGGTACAAGGTTTATGATTTCCCGCGAATCACGGCGGCTGGCATGTATCGTAGCCCAACGATTCCACTGACTGGCAACCGAGTTCGCTATGTTCAAACGGTTGGGGGCACCACGCCGAGCTTCACGCGAGCGATTAACCGACTACAGTCCAGCTACCCTGCGCTGCCGGTTCGCCAGCTTGTTGACCGCACCGTTGTCCTCACAACGCTGAACAGCACCACGCCGTCGCTTGTTTCCGCCGATTGCGGAAACAGGATTCAAATGGTTGTCAACGTCGGCGCAATCACGACGACTGCTCCCGCTCTTCAGCTTGAAGGCTCGGACGACTTTGGTCTGACTTGGTACGCGATTGGTTCCCCGCTGACGGCTGTGGCGTCAAGCACCGTTCAACTTACCGTTGTTAACGTAAATTCTGCTTTAGTCCGCGCAAGGGTTTCCACGGCCGGCGTTGGCGTGACAGCAGGCTATGTAATGATCAAGGCGCACGACTAATGGCTAAATCAAGCTCAAAAACTACCACTCCGCCCCCAGAGCCGGAGCTTGTAAAAACCGGCGAGTGCTATTCGCGAGACGAAGATGGAAATCTTTGGATCGCGGAGAGCTACGTTGATCAGAACGGTCAGGTCACCACGCAGTCAATGAAGGTTGATGAACAATGAAATGCGACATGAAGATGGCGAAGGGCGGCAAGGCCGCTGCCAAGGTTGGCAAGGTCATGGGTGAGTACAAGGCCGGGAAACTGAACTCTGGCTCAAGCAAAGGCCCGGTGGTCAAAAACCCGAAACAGGCCGTCGCAATTGCGATGAGCGAGGGCCGCAAGGCAGCGAAGAAAAGCTGACTTTTTTGAGTTAGAATTTCTCGCAGAGGCTGCTGAAGCAGCGGCCATCCTGACTGCACTACAGGGGTTAGCATGGCTTATTCTGGGAACATTGGCGGCACATCATTCAACGCACTGAAGGTTGTAGACCACGCCTTCAGACGCTGCCGCCTTCCGGCGCAATCAATCACGCCGGAAATGCAGAGCTACGCTCTGGACTCCCTCCATCTGATGCTGTCTGAGCTGGCGAACATCCGCACGCCCAGTTGGTGCATCGAAAAAATCGTGCTGCCGATGTATGAGAACCAGCCGGTCGTTCCGCTGCCGATTGGCACGGTGGATGTGCTCAACCTCAACTATCGAACGCTTCAACCCCTGACCGGCTCGGTCACGACAACCTCAACCAGCTACTCGGTCGATTTCTCAAGCGCAACTACTGTCAACACGGTTGGCATCAAGTGGGCTGCTGCGGCCGTTGCAGTGACGTTTGAGGTCAGCACCGATGGTTCAGCATGGGTGCAGGCTGGAAGCTCGTCTGAGGCCGCTACAAGCGGTCAGATAACGTGGACTGACATTTCTGGCGCCCTAGCCTACAGATTCTTCAGAATCGTCTCTGTGGCGCCTCTGTCAGTCACCACGGTGACGCTAGGCAATCTGCCGCAGGAAATCCCGCTTGGCCTGCTGAACCGCGACGCCTACGTCCAGCAGAGCAACAAGGTCTTTTCTAGCCGCCCCAGCAGCTACTGGTTTCAGCGCGACCTGCCTAACCCCGTCATCAATCTGTGGCCAGCGCCGTTTGCGGCGGCCGAGCAGGCGCAGCTTGTCGTGTGGCGTCACCGGCAAATCATGGACACCGAGAATCTGCGGCAGGACGTTGAGATTCCTCAGCGATGGATAGAGGCCATTGTGAACGGCCTAGCGGCTCGCGTAGCGGCCGAGACGCCGCAGGTTGATGCAAACCTCGTCCCGACCCTTGAGGGGCGCGCAGCGGTCTCTCTGCAACGCGCATGGGACGGCGATAACGATGGCTCTCCGACCTACATCAACCCCGGCATTGGAGCGTACACCCGATGAGCACCTACATTGACGTTCGCGGCCAGCCGACGTTTGGCATCGGGATTTGCGCTCGATGCTCGCGCAAGATGAAGCTTGCCGACCTCAAGCCAGACCCCAACTATCCAAACCTGATGGTTTGCGAAGCTGACCGAGACGAGTACGACCCCTATAGGCTGGCGCCTCGGCGTCCTGACCAAATTGTGCTGCCGTTTGTGCGGCCAGACACCCCGCTGAGCTGAGGCAAGCAACGATGATCCAAGAACTCATTGAGCGAATGTTCAAGGCGCGAAATAACGCGCACGTTCGCCACTGGAAGACGAACTCATATGCCGAGCATCAGGCGCTCGGCGACTACTACGATGGGGTCATCGATGTGCTCGACAACCTCGTTGAGGCCTATCAGGGGTGCCTTGGACTGGTTGAGGGATTGCCTGAGCAGAACGCTGACATCGTCAAGGCGCTGAACGATGAAATGATTTGGCTGAATGAGAACCGCGAGCGCATTGCGCACAAAATTCCTGCGCTCGAAAACATCATTGACGAGCTGACCGGGCTGCACGCCAAGACGCTCTACAAGCTCGAAAACTTGAGGTAAGGCAATGTCTCAGATCGGCTACGCACCAATTCAGCTTTACCGCACTGCCACCGCCTCGGCGGTGCCAGTCGCTGGAAACTTGGCGTTTGGCGAATTGGCGCTTAATTACAACGACGGCAAGCTTTACTACAAAAACAGCGCGGGCGTTGTGACGCTGCTAGCGTCGAACTATTCCAACCCGACCGTCATTTCTGTCAACTCGGCGTCTGACGCCTTGCGGATCACGCAGACCGGCGCAGGCAATGCGCTAGTAGTCGAAGACAGCACAAACCCCGATAGCACACCGTTTGTGGTGGACGCAGATGGCAATGTCGGCATTGGGATAACTCCCACTACCGCACTTACGATGTATAGATCTGGCTCTGCCGCAAATATCCAAGCCACATCTGACGCTTCGTCAACTACGCTTCAAGCCCGAGTATACTCAGATACTACGGCGCATACCCCAATTATAAATTTGGCAAGGGCTAGGGGAACCTTGGCGGCTCCGACAATTGTGTTGTCAGGAGATGGCACAGGAAATGTGTCTGCACGAGGATGGGACGGCACGCAATTTTTACAAGTTGCAGCTATTGATTTTGTTGTAGACGGAACTCCCGGCCTTAACGACATGCCGGGGCGTTTGGTTTTCTCCACTACCGCAGACGGCTCAAATTCGCCCACTGAAAGAATGCGGATTGACGGCGCCGGCAACATCGGCATTGGCGCTATCCCTCCCACAGGAAACAGCGTCTACAACGGCAAAAACATCACAGGTGCAACTACTGCAAATGCCCACGCTGTTGTTTCGACTGTTCAAAGCGACGTTACTGCTGCTGCTCGGGGCTATGCCACCGTTTTGTCAACCGCCGCCGCATCGTTTACGACGGTGCTTCAACATTTTTACGCAAACCAGTCAACGATTGGTGCGGGGTCTACAGTTTCAAGTCAGTATGGGTTTTATTCAGAAAACAACTTAATTGACGCGACCAATAACTTTGCTTTTTATGCAAACAACACCGCCGCAGTCACTGCGGGCAAGAGAGCTACCGGATTCTACTCCAACATCAACACCGCCACGGGCGGCGGCCTGACCTACGGGTTTTACGCTGCGGGCACAGCCGATAATTATTTCGGTGGTAACGTCGGTATTGGTACTACTTTACCAACGCAAAAGCTCGACGTTAACGGCGCCACTCGGCTTAACGGTGAAGTGGGGGTTGGAAGCGCCCCGTCCGCTTCATACAAGTTGTATGTAGACTCAGGTGCAATAGGCGGGGTTTACTCAACCACAACTGGTCTCATCCCCGCTTACTTTAGGTCTACAGATTCCAGCAGTGGCGGCTTTAGCATTTTCTTTGAAAAAGATAGTGCTTCGCCAGCAGCATCTGATGACATTGCAAACCTGCGCTTTCGCGGCAACAACAGCGTTAGTGCTATAACGGAATACGTCCGTTTAGCTGCGTCAATGGCGGATCATACCAATGGAAGTGAAGACGGCACGCTTTCTTTGACCACCATGAAAGCCGGCGTCCTTGCGGAACGAGTCCGCTACTCTTCTGCGGACGGTCTCTACATTGTTGACGGTACATTCCGCGCTCCCGATGTTTACGCTTTTAACGTAGGCGCCACATTTAGGTCAGCATACATAAATTCCGCAGGTCAGTTTGGCGGCCTTACTTCCTCTATCCGATACAAAGAAAATATAGAAGAAAGCGCCTACGGCTTAGACGAATTAATGCAGCTTCGGTCTGTCACGTTTAATTATAAGTCAGACCCTACTTCCGCTCGATCTCTTGGGTTTATCGCAGAAGAAGTTGACGCTATTGGCCTTAGAGAGCTTGTAAGTTACAACGAAGAAAATAAACCAGAAACGGTGCATTACGAGCTAATGACCGCTCTTCTAACCAAGGCGATCCAAGAGCAGCAAGCGATGATCGAAGACCTCAAAGCCCGCGTGGCCGCGCTCGGCGGCTGACATGGAAAGATGTGACTTTTTCCCAATGCGCCTGCGCTTTCTCGGCTGTATAAAGGTGTTTTCATGAACTGGGTCATCGATGTGCAGGGCGTAATCAACATCTTACTCGGAGCGTTCATCACGTTGCTGTGCTGGCTGGCGATGGAATTGTGGAACGCCGTCAAAGAACTGAAGACCGACTTGGGCAAGCTGCGCGAAGACCTGCCGCGCACCTACGTCCTGAAAGAAGACTATCGGCGCGACATATACGAGATCAAAGACATGCTCGGCAAAATTTTCGACCGGCTCGACGCCAAGGCGGACAAATGAACTTTGATGAGGCGTTCAAGGCGCTAATTGGTCACGAGGGCGGGTACGTCTGGGATCCGCGCGACCCCGGTGGCGAAACTAAATACGGCGTGTCCAAACGCGCCTACCCCGAAGAAGACATCAAGAACCTGACGCTGGAGCGGGCCAAGGCGCTGTACCATCGCGACTACTGGGACGAAATCCACGCCGATGAACTCCCCAAGCATGTGCGGTTCGCGGTGTTTGATGCTGCTGTCAACAGCGGTGTCCGCGCTGCCGTTCAGTGGCTTCAGCGTGCAGTGGGTGTCAAGGACGATGGAGTCATTGGGCACAAGACCCTGAGCGCCGTGGTAGCGATGGAGCCGTACAAGCTAGCGGCAAAATTCAACGGAGTCCGGCTGAAGTTTATGACCGAGCTTCACACGTTCAACGTCTTTGGGCGCGGATGGTCGCGCCGAGTAGCTGAAAATCTCATCAACCTGCCGTAGGAGGCACTATGGAATACGTTTTTGCTCGTTTGAAGGAACCGTCCACTTGGCGTGGTCTTGCGCTGATTGTTGGCGGCTTTGGGATCCACATTGCGCCCGACCTCGTGCCGGCGATTGGCACTGCGGTTGCCAGTGTGATTGGCCTTATCGAGGTCATCCGTCGAGGCTAAGCCATGAGCTACACCATGACCTACGACAGCCTGCTCGTTGACCTGCGACGCTATCTTGAGCGCGGGTTTGAGAGCGATGAAATCGTGCGGGAGCAACTGCCGAGGCTGGTGACGCTTGGCGAGCGCAGGATTGCGCGAGAGCTGAAGATCCAAGGATTCATCAAGGCCGTGACCACGCCGCTTCAAGTCGGCGTGCCGGTCTACATGAAGCCTGACCGCTGGCGAGACACCGTCGCGATGACAGTAGACAACGTGCCGATTTTCTCTCGGTCTTACGACTACATCCGCTCCTACTGGCCGAACGAAGCCGAGACCGGAACTCCGCAGTTTTATGCGGACTACGACTACCAGCACTGGATTATTGCGCCGACTCCGGTTGCTGCTCAATCGCTTGAAATTCTCTACTACGAGCAGCCAATCTTTATTGGCGAGGATGTGCAGACGAGCTGGTTGACCGAGTATGCGCCAGACCTCCTGCTGTATTCCGCGCTGCTTGAGGCAACGCCGTTCTTGAAAAACGATGAGCGAGTGCAGCTTTGGCAGGCAATGTATGACCGGGCGGCTCAGGCGTTGAACGGCGAAGACCTCAAGAAAATTATGGATCGCACATCCAACAGGAGCGAGGCATGACCACCTACACCAGCGTTTTCGGCGGCGCCAATATCTACCCGTCCGAAATCAGCTACAGCGCAATTGCGCTCTCTGCCAACATTACGATGAGCTGGCCAGAGGAAACGTCTGTCAGCGCAAATCTGGTCACCAGAATTATTGACGTAACGGCCTCGGCGGCCGGTCTTAGCATCACGATGCCTGATGCTCAGAAAGCCGGCGTCGGCGAAACCGTGCTTTTCAACAATCAGGGCGCAAACACGTTTTCGGTGAAAGACGCCGCTGGTGTTCAGATTGTCAACATTGCCGCTGGTGAAATTTGGCAAATCTATCTGACCAGCAACACCACGGCTGCGGGGCTTTGGGAGACGCTTCAGTACGGCTCAACGATTTCAATTGCAAACGCTTCTGCTCTTGCAGGAACTGGCATTGTGGCAGTTGGTGCGCTTCTCTCTCAAAGCGTTCCTATAACGACGTTTTCGTCAAACTACACGCTGACGACGAGCGACCGCGCAAGGATGTTCAACTGGGGCGCAACCGGCGCAGGGGTCTTGACGCTGCCAGTTGCCACCGTGGTCGGCAGCAACTGGTTTTGCTATTTGCGGAACAGCGGCGGCGGCGCAATCGTTGCAACGCCTCAAGGTAGCAACACGATCAATGCGCTCTCCTCGCTGAGTTTTCAGCCCGGCGACTCCGCAATCATTGCCTGCGATGGATCAGATTTTTTTACGATTGGGCTTGGACAAAGCGCTGCGTTTGCCTTTGATTTCACCTCGCTAAACATTCCGGGCACCGGCAACTACACGCTCAGCGGAACTGAACTCAACAGAATTGCCTACAATTTTACTGGAGTGCTGACTGGCAACAGGACAGTTATCGTTCCGACAACCGTTCAGCAGTACTGGGTCTCCAACAGCACGACTGGCGCGTTTGATTTGACCATAAAAACTGCCGCAGGGACTGGCGTTGTAATTGGCCAGACTCAGCGCAGAATCTTGTACTGCAATGGCGTCAATGTTGTCACGGCGGATACATCAACTGTTTCGGTTCCCATAACTGTTGCAGATGGCGGAACGGGCTCAACGACCGCAGGCGGCGCACTGATTAACCTCGGCGGCACTGGCACCGGCATTGCGTTGTTCACCGCCGCCAGCCAGTCAGCGGCCTACAGTGCGCTGGGCGTCGCGCAGGCCGGCGTTGTTGATGGTGGCATCTTCTAATGCCCGCAACCCCAACCATTATTTTGCGGTCGAACCCCGGCATCAAAAGGGACGGGACAAAGTTCGACGGCGATTTTTACACTGATGGGCAGTGGATGCGTTTCCAGCGAGGGCTGCCGCGCAAAATCGGCGGCTACCGCTCGATCAATCGATACCTCCAAGAAATCTCGCGCGGATTCACCTCGTTCACCCAGCAAGGTCTGCAATACTGCCACTCTGGCGGCGCCAGCAAAATTCAAAGATTTACTGTTGACGCAAACAACAACAGCTCGCCGATTGTTGACCGCACCCCAGCAGGATTTGTCTCAAACCCGCTGAACCAGTGGATGTTTGTCAACAGCTACGATTCCTCGACCACGCAAAACACCCTGTTCGCTCACGTTTCGCCGAACCTCTCGTGCGTTTGCAACGACACTGGCGGCGCCATTTACTCTGGCGACCTCACCGGAACGGCCGCGCTAACCTCGGTCTCTCTGCCCGCTGGTGCCAATGCCACGGGCGGAATCGTGATGCTTCACCCGTACCTGTTTTACTACGGGACGGCGGGGATTGTCGGATGGTCGGTCGCCGGAACTCCAACAAATCTGACCGGCGCTGGCAGCGGCATTGCGCGAGTTTGGGGTCAAAAAATCATCAAGGGATTTCCTCTACGCGCTGGCTCAGGCTCGGCGCCCGCCGGAATTTTTTGGGCGTATGACGCTGTGATTCGCGTGAGCTTTACTGGAGGCGCCACGGTGTTCCAGTTCGACACCATCGCGACCGACACCTCAGTCATGTCGCCAGACAGCATTGTTGATTACGACGGTGTTTTTTTCTGGCCCGGCGTAGATCGGTTCTTGATGTTCAACGGCGTTGTTCGCGAAGTGCCGAATCAGATGAACATAAACTGGTTTTTCGACAATCTGAACGCCACGCAGCGAAGCAAAGTTTTTGCGTTCAAGGTGCCTCACTACGGCGAGGTCTGGTTTTGCTACCCTCGCGGAAGCGCAACAGAATGCACGCACGCCGTCATTTACAACGCGCGTGAGCAGAGCTGGTACGACACTGCGCTGCCGGCCTCTGGCCGAGCCAGCGGCGGGTTCAACAACGGTCTCTCGGCGCCAATCCTGACGGACTGCGTCGCCTCCGGCGGCTACTACAAGGTGTGGCTGCATGAATACGGCGTTGACGAAATCGACGGCCAAACGATCAATCCAATTCATAGTTATTTTGAAACGGCAGATTTGTCTGAGCTTGTTAAGGGCAAAAATGAGTACTTGAGAATAAGCGCAATTGAGCCCGATTTTATCCAGTCAGGGCCAATGACGTTTCAAGTCACCGGCCGGGCGAACGCGCGTTCGCACGAGGTCTACAGCTCGGAATTTGTGTTTCAAGAAACCGCAGAGACGCCGAGCGAGCAAATCATTTTCTTGAAGGAACAGCGACGCGAGCTGCGGGTAAGGTTTTCCTCCGATAGTGTTGGAGGTGACTATCAGATGGGGCAGATCATCGGGCACATCTCGACTGGCGACAGGACGGTGCTGGGGTGAGCGTGAAAAAATCGTATTTGCCTACTTCTGTCGTTGGGTTCAACTCTGGGGCTGAGATCTGGTCAAATGTTCCTAATGCGCTTACTTGCAACAATCTTTATGCAAGCGTTTACACCTACAATCAGAACCCATACATGGTTGCCTCTGGTTTTAATGTTTCTGACTCTGTCTTAAAAGTCACAAACTTTGAGGTTCTTGTAAAAGCTGTTTCTGATAATGATGTAAACATTGAATTAGCAGTTTACTTAAAGGTTCAGATTTTTGGGGTTTGGACGACGATTTTCTTTGCATTTATTTACCCAATAACCACTATAGCGACGACGTTCTCCTTTTCTAATCCGGCTTGGATTAGACCGGCAAATTGGAATTTTGCAGACCTTTCTACTCTTAAAGTTGAGCTGTACCCGTACAACACGCAAACTGATGACGCAACGACGTTGTTTGCGGTGGACTGCATTACTCTCAATGTTGAAAGCGAAGAGAAAAAAATTGTTGTGACTTTGCCAACCGGAATGAGCCTTAAAGACTGGGCTGACCAGATTTCTCTTGACCTCGACCCATTCGGCACTTTCGGTCGGCTTGACGATGAATCAAAATGGCAGGATTGGGCAGTTCAATTTTCAAGTCGAGCATCGTTAAGCGAAAATTTTCCGACGCCCTATAATTTTTCAAACTGGCGAGACTGGGCAGAGCGTTTTTGCCAAGTCGTCGAATGAGGTAGATGCCAATGGCAATTGATAGACAAGGTCTGATTGATGAGGCTCGGCAAGACCCCAAGTTTGCGCCGGCTATTGCTCAGATGGAGCAGCGCATCGCTAACATGCCGGTCACCTCGGACGACCTAGAGGACGGCATCAAGCTGCTTGAGCAGATGCTTGAGGACTCAAGCAACTACAACCAAATCAAGGCCTCGGCAATCGAGGAAGGGCTGCTTGCAGAAGGAATTTTGCCAGACCAGTTTGACCCCATCGCCATCGTGGCGCTGCTTGTCGCCCTATATGGATTGCAGGAAAAGGTAGCCCAGAAGGGCTATGCGCGTGGCGGCCTCAAGGTGGCAGCCAAAAAACTGCAACGCGCTGGCCGTGGCGGCGACTCAATGCTGGCCCACATCAATCCTCGCGAAGCGGAAATCCTGCGCGGAATGGGCGCCTCTGGGCGCCGCAATCCGGCGACCGGGTTGCCTGAGTTCAAGAGCGACTTGGGAAAAATTCTTGGGGCAATTGCGCCGATTGCGATCAACACTTTTTTTCCCCAAATTTCAAATGTTGTTAGTAATTGGTCTAAAGGCGTTGTTGGGCCTGCGCTGTCAAGCGTCATTGGCAACACGGTAATCGGTGCCGCAACGACCGCGCTGACTGGCGGGAAAGTGCTCAAGGGGGCGCTTGCCGGCGCCAACCTCGGCGGCCTCAATGAGTACATCGGCGGAAATTTGCTGGGCATTCAGAACCCCCTGATGGCCTCGCTGACCGGCGGCGCACTGACCGGCGGCGCTGCTGGGCTCTTCAGCGGGAACGGCATGCGTGGCGCTGTGCGCGGCGCCCTCGGGGCCGGCGCATCCGCGCTCGCCAAGCAAAGCGGAAACACTGCGATTCAGCAAGCCGGCAAAGGTTTCGGTTCGATGATTGGGGCGGGGTTTGACCCGCGCATGGCTATGTATGCCGGAGCCGCAGGCGGCCTCAGCGGGATAGCGCAAAACCTCATGAGGGGCAGTCCCGCCGCCCAGCTCGCAACCAAGCCGTCTGAAGAGGTCTTGCGCAACCCTGTGACCCCGCAGGCTGCGGCGCCCGGCGCCTACATTGACCCCGGATCTGCCGGAGCGAATGCAGCCGCAGCCGCAGGGGCAACGCCTCCGGCGCCGCCGGCACCGCCACCGCCACCGCCGGCTACCGGCTTGACCGCAGACGACATGCTGAAATATGGCATGTTGGGGCTAGCCGCAATGCCGCTGCTCAATTACATGAGCGGCGATGACAGTAGCGGACAAAATGCGCCGAAGGATGCTCAGACTGTCCTAGACAACACGCTGACCGAAGACCAGAAGAGGCAGATGAACATGCCGCTTCAGAATTGGGACTGGACGAAAATAAATCGAGACGCCGCAGCGGCTGGTCTAGACGCAAACAGCTACATGGCGCAGCACTGGGACAAATTCTCAAGCGGCTACTACAACAAGCCGGTAGCCAAAGCCCGAGGCGGCGCGTTGAGTCAGGTCGCTTATCTGGCGAAGGGCTCTGGTAGTGGCCGCGCTGACACGATCAACGCTCGGCTGTCGGACGGCGAATACGTCATCGACGCTGAAACCGTGGCGCTGCTTGGCGACGGCTCGGTCGAACACGGCGCCCAGCGCCTTGATAAAATGCGTGCTGAAATCCGCCGACAAAAAGGTCGCGCACTCGCAAAAGGCAAAATTAGCCCCAACGCCAAATCGCCGTTGGCATACCTGAGAGGAATGTAAGATGCCTCAGAACGATGCTTTCCAAGGCGCTCCGATTGGAGCGTTTACGCCGCAGGCCGGAGCAAATGCGATCCCGGTCTACGCTCAAAAGTTTGGTTACAACATCTACAACACTGCCAACAATCTTGGCAGTCGGCCGTATCAGGCCTACAACCAGCAAATCACTGCACCGCTGAGCGCTCAGCAACAGCAGGCCTATTCCAACATTTCAGCTAATCAGGGCGCGTGGAAGCCGGAGCTGAACATGGCCTCGCAAGGCATGCAGGGCATGACAAGCACAGATACCGCTTCTGGTTTTCAGCAGAACCAGAACCAGTATTTGCGGCCTAACACGATTGACCAAAACCTGAGTCAGGGGCAGCAGTATTTTGATCAGGCAGGCCAGTCTGCCGCTCAGAATGTCGGCCAATACATGAACCCCTACCAGCAGTCGGTGCTGGACTTAATTGCTCAGCAGGGAGCGAGAAACTTAAGCGAAAACCTGCTGCCCAACGTCGCTGATTCTTTTGTGCGGGCCGGCTCATTTGGCGGAACCCGCATGGGCGAGTTTGGCTCTCGCGCACTGCGAGACACGCAGGAATCGATCCTTAACCAGCAGGCGCAGGCAGCGCAGGCCGGGTATACGCAGGCGCTTAACGCCGCGCAAACCGACCTGTCTCGATACGGCAATCTGGCGCAAAACCTGACGGCTGCTGGGCAGGCTCAGCAAGGGTTTGGGCTGAACGCCGCAGGACAGTTGCAGGGTGCGCAGGCTGGCGACTACGACCGCAACATCGGGGCGCTGACCAACCTCGCCACCATGGGTCAGAATCGAGCGTCGATGCTGTCGGCTGATGCTGCCCAAATGGAGACCGCTGGCCGTGCGCAGACTGACTATCAGCAAAATCTGAACAACGAAAACTACAACCGCTGGCAGCAGCAGCAGGACTACCCGTGGATTGCCGCTGAGCGAGCCAGAAATCTTGCTCAAGGCACCTCTGTCCCGACTTACACCACGGCCAACCAGTTTGCGACTGGGGCATACGCGCCGTCGCCGTATGCCTCGACGCTTAGCGCGGTTTCCGCCTACCAAGGCCTTAACGAGCCCTATCGACCCTATCAGCCCTATCAGCCCTACCAGCAGCGCTAATCATGCAACAGCAAGGCAGCATTTTTACGCAAATTCTGAACGCGCAGAAGCCGCAGCCTGCGCCGCCTCAGATGCCGCCTCAGATGCCGCCGCAGGGCATGCCTATGCCGCCGCCGCAAATGCCTCAGATGCCGCCACAAGCGCCTCCGCAGGGGTTTGCCACTGGGGGCAATGTTGCCGCACCGGCCTTTGGGGGCTACGACGGGATCGATGCGCTTAAAAACATCCAAAAAAACGGCGGCGCGTTTTGGCTGAAAGATCCGCGAACTGGCGGGCTGAACCCAGCGCTCAAGGCGCGGCTAGACCAGCAAACGGCTTTGGGCGCCAGCCGCACGCCAGAGCGTGGTGAACAGCGCTATGGTTTTGTGCGCTTCGGCGAGGGGATGGATCCTGAGCGAGACAACCGGAGCTGGCAGGAGAAATTTTCCAACACCAAGGGCGCCGGCCTTTGGGCAATTGGAATCAATCCTGACGACCCGCAGGCCGAGCAAAAGGCCAAGGCCTACATCGAACGAGTGCTTGCCAACCCAAAATATAAGACGGGCGTCTGGGGCAGCACAGAGTGGGGTCGAGACGACGCCAAAATGCCGGGTGTCCGGCAACTGATTGCTCAAAATCCCAACATCAGTTACGCAGATCTTGCTGACTACGCAAAACGCGCCCCGCAGGCGCAGAACGCTCTAGACCCTAGAGACATCGGTCTTGATATCGGCGCTGCTCTAGCAATGCTTGTTCCCGGCGTTGGGCCGGCAATTTCAGCCACGATAAAGGGGTTCCAGACCATCGAGAATGAGGGCGACTTTGGCGACTTCGCCCTTGCTGTTGCGCCCGCGCTGTCGGCCTACATGTTGCCCGGCTCGTACACTGGGGCCGGCGGGGTGGTTAACGGCATTAGAACGCAAGGGCTAATGCCCTATTTAAGCTCTCAAGTGACAAATGCTGGCAATGCTCTGTCAAGCGTAGGCAATTATGCGCGAGGCGTAGTGCAAGGGGCCGGCCATCTTTTGCAAACCGGCAACCCAGCGATGCTGACCTCGGCAATTCTGCCGCAGGTCAATAACGTCAATGCGCTGATGACAAGCCCGATTACTGGGGCCAACGTGGCGCTGCCGGGCGTTCAAGCCGGAGCATCAAGCGCGATGCGCGGAGTGCAAAACGCTTCCGGGGGGACAGGCAGCCTGCTGACTAATCAAGCGGCGGTCAACAGTGGCGTCAACGCGCTCAAAATGGCCAAGGCGCAATCAGATGCCGCTGACGCCGCAGCCAAGGCCGCAGGCACCGCAGGAGGCGCCACAGGAGGCGCAGGGGGCGCTGGTGGCACTGGCGGCGCCACGGGAGGCGCTGGAGGCGCCACAGGAGGCGCTGGAGGCGCCACAGCGCCGTGGACGGGGTTTGGGTATGATCCCTACAACTTTATGGGTCTCGTTGCCCCATCGGTTACTGGTTATCGGCCTTACGCGAAAGGGGGAGTCGTGCGAAGAAATTTTGATGCTGGCGGATTGAACAGACTGCCTAACCCGACCGGCCTGCCAGTGGTGGCCGACGCGCTCTACCGGCCGCAAACTCAGCCAATGCCGCCGATGCCGCCGATGCCGCCGATGGCGCCACAGCCCGCTCCCAAGCTGCAATCCCTTTACGAAAAATATGCCGCAAGCCCGGAAATGAAGGCCGCGACTGAGGCGGTGCGCAAAGAGAAGAAAAACTACATTGACTCGATGCGTCAAGCGATGCTTGACACTTCGGAGCAGCCGTCGAGGTCAGAAATGTATTTCCGGCTCGCCTCGGCGCTTGCGTCCCCAACCAAAACCGGAACGCCCGGCGAAACGCTGAGCAACGCATCGGCGGTGCTGGCTGATTCCGCAAAAGAAGAAGGCGCTGCACGCAGAGCAAATCGTGCCGCTCAGATCCAGTTCCTGATGGAGGAAAAGAAACTCAGCCTTGCCGATGCTGAGAAGCAGCTAGAGCGCATGGAAGGCGTCAGCGACAAGCTGTTAGAGGCTGAGCTGCGAGAGCCAAAAGCGCCGGAAAGTCGTCCAAGAAAGGTGATCGACCCGACAGACGGAGAGCTTTACGAACTGACAGAGCAGTACGACCCGACTACCCGCACATGGACTGAGATCAGCCGAGTGCCTGCGGGAGCAATATCAAAAGCGGCTCAGGCGCAAGCGCTTGCCGAAAAGACGGCGGGAGACGGCAGCTTTGGCAGCAGTCTTGAGGGACGAGTCAATGACATCTTGGTCAAGGGCGTTAAGAACCCAGAGTATCGCGCAACTCCAGAATATGCACGAGCCTACGACTTTGCGACTCAGCCAAGGCAGGAGAGCTACCTCGACCCGGAGACCGGCGAGACCAAGGTCAGGCTTGTGAAGCCAAACCTTAATCCAGTTTTCTTGCCCCCGACTATTGGCGGAACCAATCCTGTCGAAACTAAAAAGCCGGCAAGCCCTTCCGAGACTGCTCCAGTTAAGCCTGCTGTCACCGCAGTGTCTGGCGGAGAGGGCACTCAAACTGATGTTGTGGTCAAGCCGGGCGTCGGAACGATTACGCCCGCTGAAGCTTCAAAATACAGAGAGAAGATTTTGGCGCTTGAAGATCTGACGAATGCGCTAGACGCGCTCCAGCAAGATGTTGAGCAAAACGGTTTGCAAGTGCTGTCTGTCGGCGAAGAGGGAGGCAAGCAAGCATCAAGCTACAATCAGTTGCTGGTTAAAATGAAAGAGGCTGCCAACCTCGGCGCTCTAACTGGGCCAGATATGGGGCTGATGATTAAAACGCTTGGAGACCCAACAAAGATCATGACCGCAATCAAGGGTGGCGGCGGCCCTAGGTTCTTTCTTGGCCAATTGAATTCCTATCGACAAATGACAACTCGGGAAAGGAATTTGTTGTTGAGCAAGCTGCCCAGCGGGCAGGTGGCGCCACGGGTTTATGACCCAAAAACCGCAACATTCTCGGGAGGCGACAGTGGCAAATAATGACGCCCCGAAGGGCTACCAGAGAATCATGATTGATGGGAAGCCGCACGACTTCCCCGCGACCATGTCTGATGAAGAAATTGCCAAGGCTCTCCAGCGAGAATACGGCAAGCCCGAGCCCATCAAATCGCTCGGGGCGCCGGTCGGCGTGCGGGCGGCTGTTGGCGTTGCATCCAATCCGATTGACCGGCTGAAAACGCTCCAGCAGTTTTACCCTGACGCCGAGCCCTATGGCGACGAAAATTTTGTGATCACTGACCCCGGCACTAACAGGCGCCGGCTGTACAACGAGGAAAACACAAAAATCCTTGGCATTCCGGTGCCGACCGCTGGCGACATTGCTAGCGTTGGGCCTGAGATCGCAGAAACAATTGGCGCTGGCATGGGCGCTGCGGCAGGAGTGCCCGGCGCACCGTTTGGTGGCCCGATACTTGGCGCTGGCGCTGGTGGCGCACTGGCTAGGCGTCTTTACGATTACGCCGCCGGAAAGGCGCTTGGCACGACCGACAGCCGGTCTGACTGGGAACAGATGATGGACACCACTGGCTCGCTTGCGGCCAACATGGCGGGGCAGGGCTTTGGCGGCCTGTTAGAAAAATATGGCCTGCCTGTTTTTGAGGCCAGCAAGCGCTACGTCGGCGGCAAGCTCGGCGATGCTGGCCGAGAGGTTTATGCAGCAGCTAATCGGCTTGGGATCCCGCTGACCGCTAGCGTTGCAACCCGGAACCCGACGATTGAGGCGATTGAATCCGGCCTGTCTCAAATGCCGTTTGGAAGAGCGCCGGTTGTTAATCGCGCCGAGGAAATGGTCGCCGGACTGCAATCCAAAGCCTCTGAGCTGGCTAGTCGATTTTCCGGCGGCAAGCCGGTCTTGTCCGAGGCTGGAGAAGTCGGTGGATTTTTGCGGGAGAAGGCCGGCGAGGCCAGCACCAGATTTCTCCGGCAGCGCGAACGGCTTGACGATGACTTTACCAATCTGATTGGTCGAGACACCGCAATTCCAATCGACAATCTGATCAACCTCAAGCGCCAGTGGATGGCTCAGATTGCGAAAGCGCCTCGCACCGAATCTGCGAATTATGGCAAGGCGATGGAAATTCTTGACCGGGTCATTCAAGACTCGGGGAAGAGCGGATATGTGCCCTTGGACGTTTTGCGAAAACTCCGAACGGGTCTTTTTGCAGACATCCACAATCCGCAGGCCACGACTGCCGGATGGACTGACAGCGCAACGCGAAACGCAGCAAAGATTTTAGATGCCGTGCGCTCCGATATTTACGATGCTGCAAAAGATTTCGGCCCTGATGCGCTCTACAAGCTAAGGCTGCACGACAGATACACTCGCTTCAACAATGCTGTGAACTTGCCAATTCTGGCTCAGATCGAGCGGAAAAACCTTGATGAGAGAATCCTCGGTTACATCATGGAGGGCACCAAGGAGGGCGCAGGACGCCTCGCTGCGCTGAAGCGGAACCTTAAGGCAGACGAGTGGGACACGGTAGCAGGCTCGGTCTTTCAACGCCTCGGCACGCCGCTGAACATGAATATGGAGGGCGTCGCCCTTAACGAAACAGTTGACCAGTTCTCTCCGGCTCGATTCATCACTAACTGGGCTACGCTCAGCGATGCGGCGAAAAAAACGCTGTTCGCGGGGACTCGCTACAAGGAACTTGAGCCGTACCTCAACGACATCGTAAAGGTCGCGCAAGGGGTCAAGTCAAGCCAGAAAGCAAGGAATTTTTCTAACACATCAGGGAACACGCAGACTATTGCGGTAATTCTCGGGCTGACTGGATTCGGCGCCGGGTACTCGCAGGATGAGGGATTTGATTTCGGGTCTTCGATCTTGCCGGCAGCCGGCGCCGCGATTTCGTCGCGCACCATGAGCAAGCTGCTCCAAAGCAAGGCATTTTTAGACTGGGCGACGAGAACAGCAAATGTTGTAAGCAACAACCCAAACGCTTGGCCCAAGCAATTGTCTCGCGTGCTCTCAATCGCCCAGCTTGAGCCTGCGCTCAAGCCCGAGGTTTTTGACTACTACCAGAGCATGCTCGACCAGCAGCAGCGCCCGTCTGACAAGACGGACACCGCGCTCAAGTCCGTTCCCTAAAGCTTGCGCACCTCGGCGCCGTTGGCCACGGCGTTGGTGATCGTAGTCATGTCGGCGGTGGTCGCTGGACGAACCTTGATGAGGCCTTGCTGCTCAATCGCAAACCGCAGCGCCTTCACGCGAGACTCCGACTCTATGTAGTAGGTCTCGCCGTTGACCTCGGCGACAAAAATTTTGCGAACCCGATTGCGGGTTTTTTTCGGTTCCACTGCCTTACCTCGCTTTGTCTAAATTAAGCCGCACCCGCCACGCTCGGCGGGGCAATCCTCTGGCCTCAAGCGAGGCCGCCAGTTTCATCGCCGCCAGATACTCCTCTGGCGAGTCGAAGTAATACCTAAAAGTTGCATCACCGCCCTGCGGGCCGGCGTGCGGGTCAGCCTTGACCGGCGCAAGCCGCCGGCCGACCCCCTTATCCGTTGTCTTGTGATGTGCGCTCATGCGCCTCTCTGCAAACCGCCGCTGCCAGCGACAGCGCAAACTGCGCCGGGCCATCGATTTCGACTCGGACACCGCGCAGGCGAAAGGCCAGATACAGGCCGTTGTCGATGACCTCGCTCGCATTTGACTGAGCCTCGCTCAGCCTGATTTCGGCCTCGCTGAGGCCGAGTTTATTTTTTTGGCCAGCCATCGTAGATCCCCTTTTTCGGCGAATTTGCCGAATGCAACAGCCACCGCTCTCCAAGCAGCGCCAATGCTGCTCGGCGCTTTTCTTCTAAAGACTCGGCCAGAAAATACTGGCCGGAGTCTACCTCAATCAAGTCGCCCGTCAGGGGCGCCGGAAGCCTGATAATTTTTGCGCTCATAATCTCTCCAGATTGAGGGGACGGCTGCCCGCCCCCTCGGTTAGTTACCAGCCGAACTTGTCGGCGCAGATGGGGCCAATGCCCCGAGCCACCGATTGAGGGTCGGTCAGCTCGCGGCTGCAAATGCAGCAGTGGCCAGTCTGTTTGCCGTAGGCCTCCGCGTAGGCCATCGGGTCGTTCAGCAGCTTGGTGACCTCGTCCTTGGCCGAGGCCGAGCAGTCTCGGCTGGCGAAGAACTGCCCACCCTGCACCTTGCCGAGGTACAGGTCGGTCGCCTTGTTTTTGACGTACAGGGCGCCCCGATTGCTGCTGTTCTCGCCGGCCGGGCTGATGCGGATGTCGCCGATGGTGATCTTCGGCCACTTCAACTTGGCCGCCTTGGCGGCGGCGAAGGCGGCCTCCAGACGGCCGACGTTAACCTCAGGAGCCGCAGCCTTGGCCTCGGCGGCCTTGGCAGCGCGAGCGGCGTCACGCTCAGCCTGCGCGGCCGTCAGGCGCTCGGCGGTGGCCAACTGGCGCTCGGTCAGGTCGCCCCACTTGGCGATGCTGCCAAGCAGGCTTTCGGCGAACTCAAAGCCGGTGCTAGCGGCCTTGGTCATCCAGCCGTACACCTCGGGCCTAGCGGCCTTGAAGGCCTCGATGTTGGCGGCTTCCTTCTGAGCCGCAGTCTGGGCGGCCTTGGCGGCGCGAGCAGCGGCGCCATCGCGAGCCTTGGCTCGGGCCTCCGGGCTGGTCTTGAAGGCCTTGTAGCCCTTGCCTTGGCAAGCGGTGCAGGAGCGGTCGCCCATGCAGTCGCCATACCCCATCCATTTCCCGCTTCCCCTGCACTTCCAGCAGACCTCGGTGAAGGCTTTCACCGAGTACGTCTGGTTCAGCGGGTTGCCGCTGATCGCAACCGCCAAGGGCGCCGGCATGGCTGGCAGCCCGTCAAAGTCGCTGACGAGGTCGGCGAACGGGTCGTTGATGTCAAAGCTGATTTTAGTCATCGGTCAGTCCTCGCTGGTTGATGGGGAAATCTTAGTTTCCGGTCTTATTTTAGTCAACACTTTTTGTTGAAAGTTTTCTCACCGCCGGAAGCAGCGGCAGGGGCTTGGCGGCTTTGCGAATTTGTTCTGCGCAGCGCTCAGCAAAGTCAAGCGCTTCCTTGAGCCACGAGGCCGGTGGCATTTGCTTGAAGTAGCAAACGTAGATCGATTGCTCAAAAAAATACTGGCCGTCGTCCCAGACTAGGTACAGGTAGCCAGTCCCTTTGTGGAGCGTGACCGGGTGGCCAGCCTTGGCCACCCTGCGGTTGATGTCAGCTATACGCATGTTGCTCTCCCTGTTAGGCCAACTGGCCCTCGCTGTAGCCCATCTGCTGGAGCAGCGTGATGTAGGCGTCAACCAGCTTGCGAGCGTAGAAAGCGTCGTCGCAGAAATGGTCGCCGTAGCTCGGGTCGGACTCTTCGTCGTCCGCGATGACCTCCGGCGGCCACACGTTGTAGCCCTCCCAAGCGCTTATGCGCTCGACCTCGATGCCCCACAGCGCCGCACGCTGCGCCAGCGTCTGGCGGGGCTTGCGCGGCTTGCTGGCCTTGCGCGTTGCCTTGGCAGCAAGCTTCTCGGCAACCTCCCCAAGGGTCGGGTAGCTGGTAGCCATTTTGCCAGCAATCGCGAAGACCTCGGTCACCCGAGCCCGGCGGTGCGGGGCTTGAGTCAGCGGAACCCACTGCCGCACTTGACCGCAAAAATACTTGCGGCCTCGGGTCACCAGCCAGTGATTGCCGGCCGCAACCAGATAGGTGGTCGCGGCCGTTTTGTCTCTCGCCTCGCAGCGAGCCCAGCCGGCCAGCGTGATGCTGGCCTTGGCGATGCAGCTTACGCCGGGAACCCTCAGCCGAGTCATCGTCAAGCCGCTGGCGTGCAGCGTCTTCGCGATTTCGTTGGCGTAAGTGCCCTTTACCGCCGACAGGCCGGTAGCCTGTCGGATGCGCCGAGCGGCCTCGTCGGTGTCGGTGCCGGTCAGCACCGCGACCACGGCCGGGCCGCAGTAGCGGTTTTTGCCCGCGATGCAATGCGGGGCTTTAGAGTTGAAGGAAGATTTTGGCATTGCCGGTTGCTCCTTGTTGATGAGGTTCCAATTATAAATGCTTATTTTAAGCAGTACAACTGTTATCGGAAAAAAATTATTTTTCATGAACACTATTGAAGAGCTAAGAATCAGAGCCTAAAATATCTGCTCACTAACAAGCGGAGTGCGACATGACCAACGAACAGAAGATCGAGGCGATCAAGGCCGAGCTGGCCAAGACCCTCCCGGCCCTGACGGCCGAGGAGTGCAGCCGCGCTAGCGAACTGGTGCTGCACATTCTCAGCGCTGACATCCTGCCGGCGGAACTGGGCGAGGCAAGGTTTGCAGACCTCATGGAGTTCGACGCCGACGCTGAAGATGAAGAAGACAAGGAGGACGACGAATGAACTACTTCCCCACTCTGAACGCCGCGCTAGAGTCCGAGGGTCTGCTCGATTCTTGGGACTGCTCCAGCAGCCCCATCGCGCAGGGGGAGACCCGACGCTGGACATGGGCCGATGGCAGCCGCTACGGCCGGCAGGTCTCTGTCTACCGTGACGAGCAGGGCCGCTACGAGCGACCCGTCCACTACGCCCGGTGAAAGAGACCGGCTGGCACCGCGAATCCCGTCGCCTTGCACAGGCGATGGGTTTTCGCGCGTGCGTCCAGTGTGGCGAGAGCAAGCGGTCGGACGCCTACTACCCGGACAGCTCGGCGCCGAGCGGCGTTCGCGCGGTCTGCAAGGCCTGCGATGGATACTGCCAACCAAAACCTACGAGGATCCCCTGATGTCGCGAGGAGACCAATATCGAATTTTTTTCCCGTCGCCGGCAGATCACAGGGCCGCGATGAGACAGGCAAACTCCTTAGAGTCGCGAGGCCTTCGGCGCCGCGCATGGCGCGTGCGGCTGAACCTCGACGGCCCGCAACCAGTAGCAACAAAACCAATTGAGGAGACTGACGACGATGAGTAACGCAGAAAAATATCTTGCCGAAGCGCAGGCGCAGATGCGAGACCGCGCGGCCAGCAGAGACACCCCAACCGGGGAACGCTCGATGGCACGCGCGGTTGCCGCTTTCAACTCGCTGTACGGACACTCGCTGACAGAGACCGAGGGCTGGCAGTTTATGTCCATCCTCAAAAAAGCGCGGGGGGCGCAAGGCACATATAGAGAGGACGACTACATCGACGACGTAGCCTACGCCGCGCTGGCCGCAGAGAGCGCCAGCGGCGCTGCGTGCAAACAAAAAATGTCAGGCCCGTATGAGTACGGCAAGTCACGCAATGATCTGATCAATCCGGCGTTGAACGCCTATCCATTCGGGGAGCAAAAAAAATGAGCAAAGTGCGAGATGCGGCGCAGGCCGCTGTTGCAGCGTTTGAGCTGCACGGCTATAGCCCGCTGACCATTGGAGCAATTTGGGCGCTGCGCGATGCGCTGGCCGAAGAACGGCTCGCAGAGTCGGAGGACAAGTGCCCATGCAAGCGGTGCGACTATTCGTGCGGAAACCGGCGAAAGGGGGAGAAATGAGCACGCTAACTGACGACGAGATTTTCCTGATCCACCAGCGGCTGCACGGCATGTATTTGCCGGCAGGTCTGGGCACCGAGGAGAGCGCCTGTTCGATCGCCGCTATCAATCTGGCCCTGACGGGCCGGCTGACGGACAAGATCCCGTCCTGCATGTCCAAGGTGATCGGCAAATGGATCATCAGAGTCCAAGACGCGATGCCCGACGACCTGCGCAATTCCGACCGCTGGAAAAACTTGCTGCCGCTGGCTGCCGGCAC